CTAAGGATTAAAGAAGACGTTATCGCCTCGGGCGTAATTCGGCTCGACTAATTGTTGTTCGTCGATCGGCGGCTTCGGTCGACCCCGTTCGGTCCCCCTCATTGTTCCCATCATTGGGAAAAGTTCTTCTTCCGATGGCGGGGCTGTCAAATTTGTACTTTCAATCAAATTAGAAACGGCTCCGACGATCGCGTCGATCATGTCTTTCGACTCGTTCTTTTCGTGGTCCGGCTTTTCCTCGACCGATATTAACTGTAAAATTTCTCTTCTTAAGAGAGGCGAAATCGGGTTTAGGATTCTGTCTTCCGAGAGCATTGACCTAAAGAGGAAATATTCTGGTTGAATTTTTCTGCCCCGGTCCATATCTTTCATCCGGTCTACGGATCGTAGCTCGGCGACGAGCCCCTCCTTTTCGAGGGTATTAAGGGAGTGCTGGCTCTGGTAGGAGTCGTAAGAGATCTTTTCGATCGAAAAGCCGGAGTCCCGGAGCCAGAAGATTAACCGGAGGATCTTATCGTAATCGATCGGCTTCTTCGCGCTCGCCTGGAAGCAGATCGCAAAGTCGACGTGGATAATCGGGGTCCCGCCGCGATCGAAGTCGCCGACGTGTACCATAGCGAATCCGGCGACGTCGTCGTTTTTCGCGAGATCGATATGGATAAAGCGGGCCGCGAGCGGGAGGATCCGGGGACGCCAACGGCCTTGGATTTTCGTAAGGAGCGCCGGTTCGTCGAGATAATCGCTTCCCTCGAATTCTGTATCCAATGCCAATTCCGCAATTTCAGAAAGTACAGGATTCCGGAGCCGTAAACTCCGGAGCGCGGCCTCGACGTTGTAAAAATATCGATGCGCACGCCCGGGAACTTTCCCGGCGACGTCCATTAAAAAGTGGACTAGTTCTCGTTCGGCATCGTTCCGGTATTCGACCGGGACCTCGATGACTTGGGCTCCGGAGCGGACCGCTTCCCCGTCGCCGAGGATATGCGGCGAACGGAGGTTATCCCCGATATCGACGAGGAATTTCTCGCCCGAGAGATCGGGAATAGGCCGGATATCCCACTCCGCAAATTGGACGATATGGGCGTCGTTCGGGATTCCTTTTTTAGCCCGTTCCTGAATCTCGTTACAATGGCGATCGAGAAAAACTCCCTCTCCGCCCTCTGATGAAATTAAACCAACGAAACCCATCCCGGTCCGGCGGAGAAAGCGGCCTTCGACCCGGCGGCGGAGTTTGTAATAAAAAGCATATGCTTCTTCTTGTGGATCGGCGCTCCGGCGGAAGTTTGCCTCGTCCATGAAGACGCCGAAGAGGTTTTGCCCTAAAACGTGGGCGGCGAGGGAGCCTCCCGAGAGGATGATGTTCTTCGGGAGCCGGAGAAGCATATCGTCGTAGTTCCCCTCCGCTTTAAGATGCGCTCGCGACTGGATAAAGGGGCAGAGTTTTAACATCCGGAGCGTCGTCGTCCACATGTTTTTCTTAAGCTGGTCTTTATCGGTCGAAAGCTCGGCGAGAAAGATCGAGGAGGTATCGGAATAGGTATCGAGAAGGGTGGCGATCGGCGATTTAAGATGCATCAACCAACAGATAATGTACGTCATTATTGTCGAGCAGAATAATGTCTTTCCGCTCCCGAGACAGCCGCGAAGGATTAGCTCGTGGATATCCGATCGGGGATCCATGATATGGTAGAAGGTCTCCTTCCACTTCGGATACAAGTCCCGCCCGACCGGTCCGAGATAGTTATCGTCGGTTAGGAACTCTTCCGGGGTCGGCGGCGCGACCTCGTAATCGAGCTGCCAAAAATCCTGAATCGGGGCGTAGTTCCCCGAAGCCCGCATCGATAGGAGCATTTCCCAAGCGATCTCTTTTTCCTTTTCGGAGAGCCGGTCGAGGATCGCGAGATCCTCGCCGTCGAGAACCGCGCCGACTAAGGTATCGAATTCCGAGCCCACTCGCCCTAACTACCCCTCGGACGGGGCGTCCGTGAGGCTCTGCGCGATTTTCGCGTCGACGTCGGGCTTCGTAGCCAACGTCGTTATTAGCTTATTTAGGAGCTTCCCGACGCGTTCCCGGCTACCCGGCTTAAGCTTCCCGAGATTCGTTAGGCCGACCTTTACCTCTTCCCCGTCCGAAGCGAGGGCGTTAACGACGGCGTGGAGCCCGTCGAACTTCTTCTTATCCATGAACTGGAGAATCTCCATCTTCTGGGTATGCTGGGAGCGCTGGAGGGCGATAAGCTGATTGAAGTCGAGCTGGGAGAGGACCTGTTCGTTGGAGAGGGTCTCGTCGATTAGCCCCTGGGAGACGGTAAGGGAGGCGAGCCGATGGATTAAACCTTCGAGGGCGAGGAAGGAGGCGAACTGGGATTTAACGGCGGCGTTCCGGAGGAGTTCGTGCGCTCTACGCCCGTAAGCGATATCCCGGTCTTTATCGGGCGCGGAAAGGGAGCGGTTAACGTCCCGCATTAAATGAGCGACCCGGTCCGGGACCTTTAGGTTATCGAGGACGACGAGACGCTGGTGGTTATGGACCGAGCGGCTCCAGCGTTCGATCGCGAGGATCGCTTCCCCGACCGACGGAGTCGTAAGGGGAACGATTTCTTCGCCGTTCGTTTCTATTTTCGTTTCTTGTTCAAGCATCGATACTCTCCCGGCGGATTTGTTCGGTTATTTCGGCGATATTGCGGGCCCAGCGTTTCGCTTCTCGGCCTCCGGGGAAGGCCCGTTCGTTCCCGAGCGTCTCGTTAAGAGCGGTAGCGCGGGCCCGGAGCGTTTCGTAGGGCGTTCCGAAGATCTCGGCGACGGTCTTCCGGTTAACCCGTTTATCGTTTAGTAGGTAGAGAAGATAAGCGTCCTCGACTAAGGCGTCTACCGTCGCCCAAGTAGGGAAAATAATTCTACTTCCGCCGAGCCGCTCGATAATTTCCGCGAGCCGGTCGATCCCGAATAGCTCGACGACGTCGAGGAGCTTCTCGTTTTCCTCGCTCAGGATCAAGAGCGGTAAAAAGTAACCGAGAAAACTTCCGGGCCGCTCCCGGAGGATCCGGCGGATATCGAGGGCCGACGGCACGGGTTCTTTACCTTACGGAATCGGACGGTTCAAATTTAAAGCGTAACGATCATGAAGGGATGTTCCGGGCGGTCGTTCCGGAGCTTTTTAATCATTTTCGTCGCCTCTTCGAGGGTAAGCGGAACCGGGCTTAAGGCCCGGCCCGTCGCGCAATCGTGGACGTTAAACATGGACCGCTCCCAGTAACCAGAGAACGAGAAGGACAAGGAGAACTACGCCGAGAACTCCGCCGACGCCGTTGTAACCCCAACGGCCATACCCCCAGTAGCCGCCTCCGCCTAAGAGAATAATTAGGAGGACGACGATTAGAATGGTACTCATAGAGATTTATTCCTGTAGGATAGCGCGGCGGCTCCGCATAACCAGGGGCCGAGTCGCGTCGCTTTCTTGAAGTTGTTTTACGAAACGGTGCGCTTCTTCCTCTTCTAGAGGACCTTCGTTTAAGACCTTTTGCGACGGTCCATCGAGAACGTCGTAGGTTAGATTTACCGAGAGCGGTTTCGCTTTAGATTCGTCTTCAGCCATAATTTTTAAGGAAAAACTACTCCCTGGCGGAAAGCTACCGGGGATTTACCGTTCGACCTCCGCTTCCGAAGGCGTCCCCTCCATCTCGAACCCCTGGGCCCGGAGGGAGGCGACGATAAGGCCGTTGAGGATCTGGATAAGGTTAATAATCCCGGTGTACTGGTGGTAGATCGTACCGAGCTGAAGCGAGATAAAGAAGAGCGAGGCTGAGAAGCCGCTTACCGCGAGCCTCCAGTTTTCTAACCAGACTCCGGCGACGATAATCGCGGCGGCGAAGAAAATGAGGGTTGGGTAAAGCCTCGACGGGGTCCACTTCGGTTTATTCATAGGGACGTATCGTTCTCTAATTTAGGGGGAATTACGCTCACGAAATGTATAGGGTATGAATATAAAATTACCCGGGTTAATGCCGGAGAACGCGATCGAGATCCAGATCGTCGGGACGAATAAAAATAGTTCCTTCGGGGTCTCGCTTGCGCTGACGAATATCCCGAGCTGGCCGAACCGCTGTGAAATTAAGCGGCTCGGTAGCGAGCGGCGGCTTTATCTTTATAGCGGCGATCGCCTTCTCCTCGATACTCTTCCTCCGGTCGCGAGCGACGTCTTACCGGACGTCTTCGGTCTCCGGTTTAAACGGGTCGTCGATACCTACGTCGATTTTAAAGCGAAGACGCAACATATCACGGCCATTTTTACGATTTACGAAATCTCGATCGAAATAATGCACGAATTTAGCGGGTGGGACGCATGATAACGACGAAAAAACGAGGTCGGGTTACGATCTACTACTGGTCTTCGGAGGAGAAAGGGAAAACCTATCTCCTAAAAGGGAAGAAAACCGTCTTACAAAAATGCGAATTTCTCTTCCGCCATATTACGAAGAATTCGGGAACCCCTCGTTCTCAGCTTCATCTCCAGGAGTTTAAAGACGGCTACGCGATCTTCGACCGCGAAGGACGCCGCCTCTTCTACGGACGGGTACCCGGGAAACGGGGCGGGAAAGGGAAGGTCGGCTGGGGGTTAGGTCCGCCGGTCCCCGCGATCGAGACGATGCACGAAGTCTCCGGCTGGGACGCCTAGCCGTAGATTTCCGCGACGAGCGCCTTTAGTCGGTCGAACCCGCCCCAGGCTTTTAGGAGTTCGTTCGCGAGCGGGAACCAATGGTCCGGCGGGGTCCACTTTCCGATCGCGCCGGGGAAGAGGAGGTAGACGATCTCCGGGTTCTCCGTCCCGCCGTACTTCGGGCTTCCCTCTAGCCCGAGGGCGGTCGCGAGTTTAATCGAGCCTTCTCCGGCGTGCGAACTCGGGCCGACGTCGGCGACGAGCGCGAAGCAGTTATCGTCCGTCGCCGTATTCCAGACGAAGGCGACGTCCCCGAGCGAAACCCCGAATGCGTCCCAGCCCGGGACGTCCGGGTCGTCGTGCCCGCCGGGAACGGCGATAAAGGGGATCTCCTCCGAGTTAACGTAATGGTCCGGGCTAGAGGGCGGGAAGATCTCGTTCGTTAAGCTGGTCGCGCTTACGAAGTAACCGGGGGCGGGATGGTACATCTCCTGGAGGATGCAATCGGCGGGATCTTCCGAATCTTCCGGATCGGTAACCATCCCATAGCAGCCGTCGTCCGGATAGCCGCCGTTCGCTAAAAAATCGAGCCCGGTATCCTCCGGGTTATAAGTATGGGGGCCGCCGTCGCCGTCGATCGTCATCTCCGATTTATAGAGGATAACCTCCGGGAAAGAATCCGAGGTCGAGGAGACTAAAGTGGAGATTGAGTAGATTTTTACTCCTCCGACGGAGGCGATCTCGGAATATTGGGTTTCGCTCATGAGGTCGTTTTCTCTTTAAGAACGTAGGTACCTCGGAAGAAGCCGGGCTGGATTTTGCGAAATGGAGGTTGTATGATAGTAATGTTGCGTTTAAATCATCCCTCGATCTCGATTCTCGAAAAGTCCCATTTTTTCTTTATTCAGATCGGCGAGAAACTCCTCGAATCCCCTTTCCCTAGTTATCGGGCCGCGTACGATTGGGCGGAAAGGTTAACGAAAAACTGTTTTCGCCGGAAGGACGACGAGGAGCGGTGACGCTCGGGGAGGTAATCGCGGAACTCCGGGTAACCGCCTCGGCGGTCGCGGAGAAGCTCCCGGTTCCTCCCGGGTATAGCCCGGCCCACGTTCACGGCTTCGTTAAGAAAGCGCTCGCGGCGAAGAGCGACGAAACCTTTATTCTCGAAGTCTCGTCGCGCCTCTGGGGGCTCGATCTCGGGACCCTCGACCGGTTAGCGGAGGAAGCGCCGGATATCGCCGGGTTCTTTAAGCGGTGTTATACTGAGGCGATAGAACGGGCCCGGGAAACGCTGGTTGAGTAGCCGGAAATCGTCCGCGATCGTCTCTTCGACGTCGGCGGGTTCTCCTTCTTCCCGGAAAACCAGCATCTCGTCGCCGTCCGGCGTTTCCTCGTAATCCTTAAGGGAGCGGACCTTCACGATCCGGCTCCGGAGCTTAAATCCCTTCGGCACGGCTTAAAGTACCCTCACGAAATGTAGGGGATATGATACTTCTAATACCTCTTCTAATGACGGTCTTCGCGGTTCCGATAATGCGCTACATAATAATGCCCCCGCTTCTGTATATCGGGGCCTTTTTCCTCCACCCCGTCGGTCGGCTTATCGGGGGTTGGATTGTATTCGGGATAATTGCTCTATGCGCCTTCGCGGCGTTCATAGTCGTAAGCGGTACGATCCAGAACTGCGCGACGTACGGTTATACGGTAGAGCAACGGGCCGCTTACGCGACCGCGCATCCGGACGATACGTCGGATCCCTACGATACGACGGGCTACTACAAAAAAGACGCCCCTAAACCCGCTTCGACGACGTTCTCGAATTTCGACTGGAAAACGAAGTCGAAAGCCGAGCGTATGCTGGAACGGATAGACGAAAATGGACGGCCCTTTTAAATGAATTTTAACGGTTTAACGGTCGAAGAATTAGAGAAGCTCGAAGCGAGCTTCTTCGCCCGGGCCCTTACGGTTACCGACGCCGGAGAAGTCGAGAAGTTTCTCGATCTCCTCCGGGAGATCCGGGCGGCGGAAGGGCCGGTCGTCGATATTAAGATCCGGGGTTTAACGCCCGGTTCCCTTATCCCGGTCGTTAAGACGCTCCGGAGCCTAATCCCGGGCTTCGGCCTCGCCGACGCGAAACGTTTAGCGGAATCGAAGGACGGAACCGTTCTAGAGAAGGTAGCGCCGAAGAAGGCCCGGGCGATCGCCGCCGCTTTAACGGAGGCGGGCTCGCTCGTCGCCCTGGTCCCGCAAATCGACGTCTCCAATATGCACGAGGTCTCGGCTTGGGACGCGTAAAAGCCGAAAAAGCTCACGAAATGTATACGGTATGAAAAACATATTTGCAACGGCTACGGTAGCTCCCGCGAAGAAATCGACGAAAAAAGCGGAAAAAGTCGAAGTCGCGATTAACGGGCTCGAAGTTTACGCGGCGCTCGACGCGGCGTATAAGACGATCGAAGCGCTTAAGGTTTCGGCCCGGGAGAATATCGACTCTCAGATCCGCGCCTACTTCGTCGAAAAAGGCGTCGCTCTCGGCGCGCAACCGGCGAACTTTCGCGGAATCGACTCGGACGCCTCGGCGTCCTGCGAACTCCGGAAGCGCTCTTCCCGCTCCGTCCTAAACGAGCAGGAAATCCAGATCCTCGAAGAGGCCGGGATCCCGGTCGACGAGATTACGGATAAGCCCGAGACCTTCATTATTAACCCGGCGTATCTCGCCGATACCGAGCTAATGACGAAGATCGGGGAGATCCTCGGCGCGGTCGAGGGTATTCCGGCGGACTTCATGCAGAAGCAGGAAGCGAAGAAAAGCTCGATCGTAAACGACGAGTCTCTCGTTACCCTCTTTAAGAAGGGCGAGAAGGAGATCGGCGAGCTTCTCCCGATCCTTACGACGACGGCGGTTAAGCCGACCCTCGCCGCCGATAAGACGGCGGAAGCGCTAAAGCTCGTCGCGGAAAAGATAAAGGCCGCCGCCGACGAAGCGGAATAAGGAGAAAGAAAGGTAATTTTGAAAACCCCGTCCTCGAAGGCGGGGTTTTTCTTTTCCGGGCGGGCTTCCCGTTCTTTCTCGGGTAAGACTACGAAATGTAGTTCTCTACTATGCTAAAGAAATTATCCTTAACTCTCCTCGCGCTTAGTTTAATTAGCCCGGCCTTCGCTGGAAGCTGGTCGAGCTATCGCGTCGGTAATAACGACTACTATACCGGATCGAACGGCGAATCCTATAGCGGTTACCGCGTCGGTAACAACTATTATTGGAGCGGTACCGATCGTAACGGGAACTATCACTCCGGCTCTAGCTACCGGGTCGGCAACAACACCTACTACGACGACGATAATAACTAACTAACTAAAATCTCCTCCCCGGAAGACCCCGCCCTAACCGGCGGGGTTTTTCTTTTCTAGGGAGGCGAAATGTAACCCGTATGAGATACGACGGGTTCTCCTATATTACGCCGCCCCGGGCCGAGGTTAAGATTCCTCGCTCGCTCCTTTCGTCCTACGAAGAGAAGGGCTGGATCGCCCAGCGGAAAAAGAACGGGACGAACTCCGTTATCTTCGTCGGTCCCGACCGGAAGCCCTTCGCCTATAACCGACACGGCGAACTACATAAACAGTGGAAGTTTACTCCCGCGAGCCTCGCGCCGTTCGCCGCCCTCGCCGGGACCGGCTGGTACGTTTTTAACGCCGAACTCCTACACTCCAAGGTTACCGGCGGTCCGAAGGATACTAATTATGTGCACGACCTCCTCGTCGACGACGGCGTCTATCTCCTCGGGAAGACCTACGCCGAGCGCTATGCTCGGCTAGGGGCGCTTTTAACGCCCGGGCCGAAGCTTTTACTCGCCGATTATTCCCGAGCGAATTTCGGGGCCCTCTTCGACTCGCTTACGGCGGGGGAAGACGAGGGGCTCGTCGTTAAGGATCCTGCGGGGAAACTCGGGACCCGGGACGGGACGCGGGCCGGGTGGATGGCGAAATGCCGGAAGTTACATAAGAACTTCTCGTTCTAAAAATTATTGAAAACTGAAACTATGATACGAACTAAATCGACTATTAAAACCGTGGATAAACGAACGACGAGCGTCCGCTTAGAGAATTTGGAACGCCTAGAAGAAGTTGTACGTAAATTCGGATTTAAAGACCGAAGCCATTTCTTCCAGCTTTGCACTAACGCGCTCCTAGAGGCGGATAAAGAAGAAGCGCGGCTTTACTGGCCGCCCCGGTTCTTTTACCAAAAATAACTTCTCGTCGTTCTAAAGGGGAAGAGTGTCCCGTCAATTACTTTTTACGGGAGAGGCCTGGGACGAGCCGAAACGGAAGAGAGCGGAACATGAACCTTGGACGATGTGCCGCTCGGAGATGGAAGCGCGGCCCGATCTCGCCCGTTATACGCCCGAGTGGATTTGTAGGAAGTTACTCGGGGGGAGCCGCTATTACTCGACCTCCCTCCCGGCCCGCCGGGCCGCTACCCAGAAACCCAAGATCTACTACGACGAGCGGGGCCGAGCCGTTCGCTATTACTGAAAGACCTTTTATGAAAAAACTAATGCTATTCCTTACGATCGCGATCGTTTCGCTTACCGTCGTTTACGGGACTCCGCGAAAATTTAAGATCGCCTACTTCCTCCCGGGAAACGGGAGTACCCAGTACACGGTCGTCGAAGCGCCGGACGCCGGGACCGCTCAACAAATTTTTAAGGCGACCTTCCAGAATTGCCGATTTTCGAGCTATACCGAGATCCGATAGTTCGATAAGTTTTCGAATCGCGGGGTGGACCAGTGGTTAAGTCGTCTGGCTCATAACCAGGAGATCGGAGGTTCAAATCCTCCCCCCGCAATTTACTCCTTTTCCCCGCTTTATGACGGAAACCGCCGTTAAAGTAAATTGGTTCGTGGAATGGTTAGAGGGCCGGATCGCTTTCGAAGATCTTACCCTCGGCCAGCGGAAGGCGCTCGCCGAGTTTTACGCCGCCGGTAAAGGTCTTTCGGTTCCGGTCGATCCGGATACTTAACCCATTATGCATGCTTCCCTAATTCTCTCCCGAAGCGACGCCTCCCGGCTCCGCGCCCTTTTTAATTCGACCGGGAACTTTCCGGAAGCCGCCGAGGCGTTCGATTTCGCGCTCCGCGCCTCGATCCTCCCCGCTGTCTCGGTCATAACCACGACCCGCCGGATTGACCAGATGACCGAATGGTTAAAGCGGCGGCCCGAAACGTCCTCCCCGGAATACGACTCGATTTTAGAAGCCTTTCAGAAAGCCCACGATTCCCCTTTTAGCGAAGAACCGCCGATGTCCGTCCTATGAGTAATAACGAAGACGAAGCGCCCGTCGTAAATATTTCCGACGAGGATATTATCCAGCAGCCGGTTCCGGTAAAGAAAAAGCCGGGACCGAAACCGAAGGAAAAAGAGGCTCCGGTCGAGGCGAAAGTTGGCTACGAGAAACCGCTCCGGCCCGATCCGGTCGTAACCAACCGGCGGGAATTCAACGAGGTCTTAGAGGACGGTCGGCGGCACGCCGAGGCCTTAGAAAAGTCGGTCGGGGCGACGACCTCGGCGGCGAATTACGTTTCGATCCTCTTTACCCCGGCGCAGATTAATTATATGAAAGCGGTCCTCTCGACGCAGAAGGCTCCGATCGCGGACGAGATTCTCGTTAAGTTCGAGTCGGCGCTCTAAAAGGGAAACGGTATGAGCTGGTGGCAATTCGCGCTCGGAATCCTAGCTTTAATCCTCGTAAACTGGGTGTGGAATACGAAATAACCCAGATGGTCCCCGAGTTCCTTATGATATCCCTTTTTGTGGCTTGTATCCTATGGCCGACCCAGTTTTAGAAGTAAGCCGCGACCGACGTAAAAGCGTCCTTTAAGGTCTTAATGGGACCGAGCTTAAATTTAGCGGTCCCGACGCCGCCTTGTTGCTGATAAACGCACCATCCCCTACTCTTATCGACGTAGGTAACGATCCAAGTATCGCCTCCGGCGAGAATCTTAATTTGCTCCCGGGGTTTCGGTTGCTGCTGGCTAGGGCTAGCCCCGGCCCCGGGGTTAGGCCCGGGCGCTCCGGGCGCTCCGGCGGCGGGCTGCTCGGTTAGGGAGATCCCGTTCGCCTTCTCGTACTCCGCGACCATCCGCATAACCCGGCGCTCCGCTTCTTCCTCGCCCGTTTCCCGGCCCGTATAGTTCCGGACGATTTTCTCCGGCGGAGCTTTCTTCTTTTTCTTAAGGGGAAGCGCCGCTTTCGGTTTAAGCCGGAGTTTCGGTCGCGAGGGAGGAAGGGTTTGGGAGCCGGAACCGCCGATATTAAGCGTCGTCGTCATCTCCTCGGTCTTCTTTTTCTTCGTTTTCTTTTTACGACTCTCCGGATCGACTCCCGAGATCGTTCCCTTATTCCGCGAAGCGTAGAAAACCTCTTCGCCCTTATCCGCGCCGTATTCGTCCTTCATGGCGCGCATTATCTTCCGGCCTTTTTTCGTGAGTGGCATAGAATTTGGTTTAAGGGTTTCCCGGTTTCTTAAACATCCCCGTTTTTTCCATGACGTTCATAATCATGCTTTCGAGATCGTCGAGGCGTTGAGTTATTTCGCTAAATTTATCCTCGTCGGAGGCGGCGTGGGCCGGGAGACTCGATTGGGAGGAGGAGGGCTTATAACCGGTCTTCGCCATCTCCCCTCCGAGACCGAGGCCGGGGGGTTTAGGTTCGGGGGAGAGGCTAATCTCTTCTAAGCGTTCGACCGCTTCTTTTAAGGCTGAGTAACAAGCGATACTCATATCTCTTTCCTACGTTGTCCCTTGCCCTAGGACGATCTCTTCCTCGCCCGCCGACCCTTTTATCCAGATCGAGTGCCAGAGGCCGCTCTCGGCGTTCCGGAGTTGGAGCTGGTTCCCGGTAAAGCGGACGAGGGCGTTCGGGTCGGTCGCGCCGGAGTTCATTATCGCCTGGGCTAGGGCGGGATAATCGACGACGATCGCGTTAACGATATCTTCGAGCTTAATATTCGTTACGACGTCGCTCGCGCCGAATTCCTGCCCCGATTGAAATATGGTTTGTTCCGCCATACCGTTAAATTACGACCCATCTCGCTCCCGCCGCGACGGTAACGACGACGTCGTTATTATTCGCGTCGACCGCGTTAATCGTTAAGGGGCCGACCGAGAGGCCGTTGGTCGCCGAGCCGATCGTTACCGAGGAGTCGATCCGGGTATCGAAGACGCAGAGGGAATCGAAATACTGACTCTGGATAAAATAGCGCCCGACGGTGTAAAGCCCTTCGTCGGCGACGATAATAAGGACCGAGCCGAAATTAACATTTATCAGGAGCGGGACGTTTACTCCGTCGATTAGGAGGCCGTCGAGGGGCTCGATGATAATCATGTTCGTCCCGGCGTTCCCCGACATATCCTTAATTAGGAGCCGGGTTCCGACCGGGACGGTCGCTGGGATCTGGATCGTTTTCTGGAAGCCGGTCGCGACGAGGAGGACGGCGTAGGCCGGGTCGGGATAATCGTAGCGGTAGGTCGCCGTCGTTACGAGAAGCTCGGTAAAGGGGAGCGGCGACCCGTTATACATCTCGTTAATACCCTCGACGATATCGGAGATCTCGGCGGCGGGAGCTAGAGGTAGCGGCATATCGGCGGTAAAATACCGATCGACCGGAGTTCTAGAGAGAGAGGGAGAAATAATGATACAATTTACAACTAACGAGGGCGACGAGATAAGGATCGAACTTTCCAACGATCCGGAGAAGGTCGAGCACTTACTTAACCACGTTCTCCGCCCGGAGACGCTCGCCGTTTTAAGGGAACGCTTAAAGCGGGGCGGGGAGGAGATTTTCTTCGAATTTACCGGAATAAATAAAGAGGAGTTTCCGCTCGTACGCTACCATCTCGTCCACCTCGATACCCACTCCCGAGAGGAGAGCCTTAGCCGGGGGAATTTTTACGCCATCTTCTACGTCCATAAGGACTCCGTCGCCCTCGCGGAAAAAATGGCGAAAACCTTAAAGCGTCGCTTTAAGGACGCGAACAATTGGAACGATACAAACGAAGACGGCATTCCGGCGGATAAATTCTTTAGGGTTCCTCCGATGGAGATTTCTTAGGGTCGATTACGGGCGGGGGCTCTAGCGCGGCGATCCGGTCTTCGATCCGCTTTAGGTGATCTTGAATCGACTTTAAAATTCCGATAATTTCTTCGTTACTCATTTCGAGGGGGCGGTCGTTAGTTCGATCCGGCTCCCGTCCGGATTCATAAACCCGTTCGGCGAGGCGAGCTTTAAGACGCTCGTCGCGACCATCCGGATTAAGCCGTCGTCCGCGACCTCTAGATCCCAGGTCGTATTATTACTAACCGTATTCGACTGCCCCGAGGCGAGCGATTGAGCTACGGCGTAGAGCCCGTCGCCGCCGTTGTAGATAATCTTACTATTATCGAGTTCGAGGAAGGAAAGCTTATTTAGGGAGACGCCGTTCGACTGGTTCCCGGAGGCGAAGAGCGGGTTAAGGCCGATCTGGGCGTTATTCGCGACGAGCCCGGTCCCGTTCCCGACGATAAACGTCGTACTATCGCTCGGGGAGAGGTCCCCTTCCCAGATCGCCCCCCGTTCGAGGAATAAGCCCGTCCCGTTCGAGCATAGGTAGAGGTTTTTATCGAAAATAACGGCCCGGTAACCGCCGTAGATTCCGTTATTCGCGAACCCGACGATCGCGACGTCGTTTAGGTTAAGGATCCCGTGGACCGTTAGGCCGGTCGCGGCGAGACTCTGGCCGACGAAGAGGACCTCGTTAAAAGTATAGCCGTCGGAATAGAATTGGAGCGAGCCCGAGCCGGAGACCTGGACGATCGTCGGGAACGAACGCCAGCGGGCCTGTAGCGGGACCATCGGGGTCGTCGGGAAATTCGGGGCCCAATCGGTAATCTGGATCCGGGCGTTATTCCCGAACTGGTTCTGGACGTGGGCGACGACCGGCCAGGTCCCCGCCCACCGGACGAGGCCGCCCGGCTGATTGGGAGTGGTAACCCCGAGCGGCCATCCTACGATATTATCGATCGTAATAAAGCTCCCGATCGGGAATTGGGCGAGCTGGGTCGGGATCATCGTTATATCTATGAGAATAGCGCCGGGGACGGTCTGAAAGACGGAGGTACTCTCCGGCTGGAAGGTTAGCGGGGGGCGGCCCGTAATAACGATCTGACTGGCTTGGGGGTGGTCGAAGGTAAGGAGGCCGGTAACCGCGTCGCCGTCGAGGGTAATCGTAACCGTAACGTCGGGGAGGATCTGCTTATCGCCGAGATAGACGTTCGCCGCGAGAAGGGAGGGGAAATCGTCCGGGACGTTAAAGGTTGTATCGGTCGTAATAACGAGTTCGTTGAGGACGTGGGCGGAAGTATCGGTCGGGTCGGGGGTCGCGAAGAGAGCGGTTAGGGTCGCGGACGAGTCGGCGACGGAAAGCTGGGAGTAATAGTTTACCGAGCCGCAGAGCCCGTTATAGGTCGCCGGGACGATGTCCTCCCCGGCCATCGAAGCCGGGAAATAGACGAGGGCGGGGAACTTCTGCCCGACGGCCCCGTAGGCCGGGGGAAGGGCGAGGTTGAGGTTCTGCGGGAGACGGAATCCCCGGGTCCCGATAGCGGTCGAGCGGGGGACCGTCGCCGTCCAACTCTTCCCGTTCGCGGTAAGTTCGAGCGCTCCGTAGGGGACGTAGAGCTGGAAGGCCTTCTCGGTTAACCCCTGGAGGTTCGCGTCGCCGGTCGTATTCGGGGCGACGACGACCGTAATCGGGGCGTTCCCGGCGTTCCCGGTCGCGTCCTTAATAACGACCGAGCGCTTAATATTCGGGGTCTGCGTAATCCGGACCGTCCGGCGGACTCCGGTATCGACGAGGATGAGGGATTCGCCGTTAAACGTGTAGGTCGTGAAAGTGTTATGAAGGTAAGTCTTATCCCCATATTCGAGTTCGGTTTGTAGGAAATCCGTCGCTTCGCAGAGATCCCTAATCGAGGCGGTAGAAATCGGGAGGGACGGGTACATGCGGGTAAATACGCGTTCTATTAATCGTGGACGAGATACCGCTTTTAAAACTAATTGGCTGGTTTGAGAAGAACGTCTCGAAGACTTCGACGCTCGCGGTCGTCCGGAGCGTCGTCCAAGGAGCCTTCCCCCTTCTCCCGACGAGCGCGGTCGCGAATCTCGGGAAGAATTGGCGGATAATCGAGGCCGTCCGGGAGGAACTCGGCGACCCGGAATTCTCCCTTTACGTCCAGTGTCAGATGGAAGGATTTAAACGGGCCCGGTCGGAGAGCGGGGAAGGATTTTATCCCGCCTACCTTATCGAGGACCGGGCCCAGCTCCACTACGAAGAGTTCCGGGAACGGCTTACCTATAGCGGGTTCCATACCGTCCGGTCCGAGGTTTTCCGGAACGTTTACCCGGCGGAGTGCAACTATCTAAAGGAGTATTTCCGGTTAATGTCGACCGGGAAGGAAGAGCCGGATCTTTTCGAGCTTAAGACGGGGTTTATTTTAACCGCGCCGCCGATCTGGGTTTACTACGGGTTTAGCCTCGACGAGGTCCGGGCGCTCGGGGCGGCCCGGGAAAAGATCTGGATCTCGGGGAAGACCCGTCTCGTCTCGAAGAAGCTCGAAGGCGACCGGAACGAATACCGGCGGGCGGCTTTCGAGGCGCTCTTCTACGCCGCGACCTCGTTTAACCCGATCGCCCGGACCTTTACCGTCGTTCCGGCGGCGGAGGAAGAGTTCCCTCTCGCGTATCAGGTGGGGCTACAATTCCGGGACCGGAAGAACGAATTTATAAAAGATATCCCCCCGTTCCGGGTAACCTTCGATGCTAAATCAAAATAAGAACCCCTGGACCCCCCGGTTCCAGCGCGAACTTCTCGTCCTTCTCCTCCAGCTTCCTGAGATTTACGGGACCTACGTAGGGATCTGGAAACCGAGCTATTTCGACGACGTTATCCATCGCGAAATCGCTCAGGCTTACCTAACGATCCGGGCCCTCGGGAACGAGCATCCGGCTCCCGAGACGCTCCGGCAGGAGATTTTAAAGGATATCGATAACCGGCTCCCGATTCCGTCCGATAAGAAGTCGGTAATCGAGGAGGTCGAGATCCTCTACCGGGCCCAGCCCCAAAATCCCCGTTACTCGGTTCAAGTCGTCCGGTCTTGGGCCCGGGACCAGGAGCTTTTATACGCGGTCGACGCCGCCCTAAATCATCTTCAGGCCGGGGAGATCGATAAGATCCGGCCCCTAATCGATAAGGCTTACGCGATCGGGAACGATACCGGAAAAGCCGGGATTACGGTTACTCCGGCGACCCGCGACCCGGGGCAGTTTATTCTCGATACTCTCGTTGGAGATTTCTTACCGATCGGGATGCCGACTTTAGAACGGGTTTTAGAAGGCGGGATTCGGCCCGGGGAGATGATTACGGTCGTCGGAATTCCGGGCGTCTTTAAAAGCGGGACTATGTTAAACTGGATGATGCCCGCCTTGCAGCAGCCGTACGGTCGGAAGGTAACCTATATCTCGATGGAGATGTCCGAGAAGCAGGTTTACGGGCGGTTTTGCTTCCGGGTTAGTAAAAAATCGAAGGACTTTTTAAAGATCGATCTTCCGAAATTTAACGTCGCTTTTAATACGGAGATCGCCAACTACTGCGGGAGCCTCCATATTAAGAATTTCGGGAACGGAACGATCGATATCCCCGAGTTAAAGGCTTATCTCGACGTTCTCGACCAGACCGAGCACGAAACCGGCCTCTTAGTTGTCGATTACCCCCAGATCATGAAGAAAGACCGGACGCTTCAGGATTTTAACGCGATCGGGGATCTTTACGCCGGGATCCGGTCGATCGCGATCGAGCGGGAGATCCCGGTTATCGCCGCCGCCCAGCTCAACCGGGAAGCGTTTAAAAATCTAGAGAACGTGACCATGGCGCAAATCTCGGCCTCGATGGATATCGCCCGCCATTCCGACTACGTCGTCGCGATTCTCCAGAGCGAGGAGATGCGGAAAGAGAATAAGATGCGGCTCAAATTATTAAAAAATCGTAATGAAGAGACCGGGGTTATCGTTAACGTTAACGTCGATTACCCGATTTATACGCTCTACGACGACGGGGAATATATCCCGGCGGACGATACGAAGGAGGAGACGAATTCGACGACCGCGAACGCGAAGGGCGGGCCGGGGCGGGCCGCCGCCGCGAAAAAGAGCGGTTTTAATCTCGACCGGATAAAGGCGCGGGTCGCGGCGATGGGTAAAGGGGGAACGAACGGGGGGCCGGAAACGTCGTAATTAGGGGACGAAGAAATGGCCCTTCCGACGACGATTATAAAATACCGACCCCCGCCCGCGACCGGTCTTCCGGCGGGCGGAGGAGGAGGCGGCGGCGGAACCGGTAACGGAACCGGCTTACCGCCTTCGCCGACCGAGAACCCGACCCGTTACTTTTTAGACGGGGCCGTAGAATGGGCGGAGATTGGCTGGGAGGTTATAACCGGTATACCGGCGACCTTCCCCCCTTCGAAGCACGCCCCCTCTCACGCTACAAACGGTACCGACCCGATTCCGGGTCTTCTTCCGCCGCCTTTAAACGATCCGGATAAGGTCCTCCTTAGTACCGGCGCTTACGGTCTGCTCGACTATAGCGCTCTAACCGGCGTCCCGCCGAACGGGGGAGTTACCCCCGATACGATGCTTAAAAGCGTCTACGATATTAACGGGGATAATATCGTCGACCGGGCCGCGTACGCCGATTCGGTCCTCTGGGCGGGGATAAAAAATCCTCCGGCGACCTTCCCTCCGGCGAAGCACGCTCCCGCGCACGCTCCCGGCGGCGCGGATCCGATCCCGGTAGCGAGTACGGCGGGGTCCGGGCTCCTTAACGCTTTAAGCGGGAACCCGCTCGACTATATCGGCGGGGATAACGCCTGCCACGGGGTCCTCGTCGCGACCGGGCCGCAGGGGCCTCCGGGGGTAAACGCTTGTACGACGACGGCGAGCGGCTTTATCGTTCCGCCTTACGGTTCGACCGCGCCGATTACCGTGGTCGATGGGAGCTGGATCGTTCCGGGGCAGGTTCTCGCTCTCGACCGGGCGGGCGGCGGAGTCGGTAAATCGGGGGTTTTAACGGTTTTAAATAAGGCCGGGAATACCCTTACCCTCCTTAATTCGGTAAGCTCGGGGATCGGAGCCGCCGTTTCGGGGAGCGCGGTCCCGATCGGAAGCCTAACGAGCCCCGGCGGCGCTCCCGGGACGAGCATTATTATAAAGGGTACGGTCCCGATCTCGTCGGCGTTACCGGCGACCGGGAATACGCTCGGGGACTTATGGATCGCGCTCGATACCGGGCACGGCTGGGTCTGGACGGCTCCTGGGACCTGGACCGATATCGGGCCCGCGCTCGGGCCGACCGGCCCGAAAGGAGCGCCGGGAACGAACGCCTATACCCTTACCTCGAATAGCTTTACCGTTCCGCCGGTCGGGGGGACGGCGACGCTAACGGTCGCGGACGCGAGCTGGATGGTAGTCGGGCAGGTCGTCTACGTCGACTCGGCGGCGGGACCCGGGGTTCCCGGAACCTTAACTATCCAGTCGATCGCCGGGAATACCCTTACCCTTCTAAATCCGTCGACCAGCCCGGTTCAGGAGATAAAGTCGATCGGCTGGATAGCTGGGATGAACCCGAACGGGGCGACGATCTTTATCGCGAACCGTTCCTTAACGATTACCGGGATAACTGGGATTGTCGAGGTCGCGAACGGCGCGGCGGCGACGATTACGATCGTTAAAGCCGGAAGCGGGACCCCGCTTTCGGGAGGGACTCCCGTCCATAGCGGTTCGTTTAATGCGAACGGGACCCCGGCGCTTAACGTAACGCTTTCGCTAACCGTTACGACGATAAACGCGGGCGAGCGGCTCGGCCTCCTAACGACCGGAACCTTTACCGCCGCCGTCGGGGATCTTAGCGTCTTCGTTCAGTGACGCGGTATTTAGGGCGTAACCGCGTATGATTCTCGACCGCTACTCGACCGCTACAATTACTTCGACGGAATCCCCCGTTTTTACGGTTAGCGCCCCGAACGCGGAGGGACTCGCGATCTTTCTTGAAAATCTCGATACCGTAAACTACATAAGCTACCGGATCCAGGTCGCCAATTCCAACGTCCCGGCGGCCTTTACCGATCTCCCGAGCGATTCGGTCGAGGGCGGGGTCGCCGGGAACTTTAGCTGTAGCGGGGTTTTAACCCCGATTAATCCCTCGATTATTACGAACCGGGTTATGATAAATGTACGGACTTCGGCTTCTTTCCTAAGACTTTTAGCTTCCTCGTCCGGCGGGGCCCAGGTCAATTTCGGGATCGTAACGGTCGCTCCTTCGACTTCGACTAATTTTACCAACGGCACTCTCTAAAAGAATGGCTCTTTCCCTGGAAAAATTAATCGAGAAGCTCAACCAGCGTCTTTCGAGCGATCTCTCGGACGAAAATCCCGGTTCCGGCGGGGAAGAGGAAATCGACCCGATCGAGGCCGAGGATCTTTATCCGGCGGATTTCGGCCCCTTACTCGCGTCGCTTAATAAGGTTTTCGGGAAGGACGCTTTCGTCCGTCCGGCGAAAGAGAACGATGAGCTGCTCTGCGTCTATTTCGATCCCCAGGCCTACGCGGACCATAACGAGGAATCGTTTAGTTTAGCGGGGATGCAGGAGTGGTGCTACGATAAGGGGTTCGCGATCGTTTCCCGGATGCAGGACGAGAACGTCGTAAAGGTCTATTTTACGGTTAACCGGGTAATTGACGACGTCGGGGAAGAAGGTGAGATCGGGAAGCGCGACCCGGATAAGGAATATTCGAAGGACGCTTTCGAAAAGAACGACGTCGGGAAGGTCTTCTCGAAGGATACGAAAACCGATTAAGCGAAGAGTCTCCGGAAGAATTCCTGGAAAAAACCGAAAGGCGAGATCGCTAAATTATCCTTTTCGTCTTCCCGTTCGTCCGGACGTCCGAACATGATTCGTCGATCTTTCTCTCCCAACATGTCGCACCAAGAGACCTGAGACGCGGGCTTACCCTGCTTCTTCGCGAGAAAATTACGGATCTCCAACCACTCTATAAAGCGGCCCCGATGGTCTTCAACCGTCGCTTCCATCGCATTTAGAGCGTCGGTATAGCTATCCCCGAATAAAACAATATAGGGCCGGACGTCGATTTTCGCGTTTACGTCCTCCGACCAAGTTCGATGGCAATGGGCGGAAAGTTTCTCGTAAGAATTTTTAAGCGCGGCGCGGTAGCGGCATTCCGGGGATGGGGGTACGTATTCCTCCTGCTCTACTTGTTCGGTTTGTTCGGTGTAATTCATACCTTCTACATTTCGTGAGGCCGGGTTAGTAATTCTAACGACATGAATCAGAACATTCTCCAGTACTACATTCTCGGGGGGACGATCTGGCGGAAGCGGCGGCGGGCCCGGGCGAAAGCGATCGCCGACGAGGAAAAGCGGAAGCGGGAAAAAGCGGAATCGATAAACCTCGTTCGCTCCGCCGTCTCGGGCCTGGAAGGAACGACTCCGAAAAAGGGTATTTTAACGGAGACCCATGCCGCTTCACCCGAAACTCGTAACCGCCCTAACCGCTAAAGATCGCGATCCGAAGACGAAACTAGCTAACGAGCCGGTTACGACCCTGACGATTCCCGGTTCGGGGACTTTCGACGTTTTTATAAAGGATTGGGGGACGTTAGACGACGCTCCCGTTTTCGACGGGACGGGGGTCCGCTCGGTAATCGATACCCTCGTACAATATCGAGGTGCCGACCATAGCTTTAGCGAATATGGGCGCGTTTTCTTCGATTTTTTAAATGGAGACTACGGGCTCCGGCAAATCCGGGACCTTTCGATTACCGGGATTTCGAGCCCCGGTTCTACCGGTCAGAATACCGAGTATTACGGTCTTCTCCATATTCAGAAACATTGCGACCGGTCGCAAGCCAATAAGCAAAAGAGAGCGAGTAGTAGTAGTCAATCGGGGCAGCAATCCTCGACTCCGCCGCCCCCGGTAACTCCGACCGGTCCTCCTCCCGGAGAAGTCGCCGCCGCTATTAAAGGGCTTCGGGGTATGGGATTTACGGCGACGGAAGCGCAGGAGATGGCGAGTAACGCCGCCGGGAATACCGCCGACGAAATAATTGCGAACGCCCTTAAGGCTCACGGTCAAGCTAAAAAAGGCGGGAGGACCGAGTCGCTCGTTTTCGAGCAAGAGGCGGCTACGGGGACTATGGGAGGAGATAGGCCCGGGGCGGATACCGGGACGACGGGGGCTAAAGGATGGGAGGACGTAAAAGATCCCGCCGGAGGAGATATGCCCCCGGCGGCCTTTCCGGAGGGCGATTTAAAAGATGGGGTCTGGTACCATGTCCCTACCCACCGGGATTTTCCGGTTAACGATACCCAATGGTCGGCGAGTCCCGACGACGCGCCGATTCTCGCTTTAGGGCATAATTTAACCCGGGTTCTAAATGCCGATAATAAGGCGGCGACTTGGTACGACGAAAATCCGCCGCCGATGCGGCCGAAGGAACCGGCGATGTATCCGGCCTATGCGAGGGCGATGCGGAAATATTTAAAGATAATGGCGGCGGAGGCGATCGAAAATTGGAATTGGATCCTCTTCTGGCATGGTTACCTTTATACAAACGGGAACCCGATTAATTTCGCGGCGATCCTAGAGTTAGGAAATTCGGACCTAGAGAAATTAGGCCGGAGTATTCCGGATAATCATCCGATCGCGATCATGGACGCCCGTAATAACCGGGAACTCGTTAAGACGACTTGGGGAGAGTTAAAAACGTCGACCCGGGCGAGCCGGTCCGCCTTTACGAAAGAGCGTAATGTCGCGCAGTTAAAGAAGATTTTACAAACGACCGGGCGGGATCTTCTCTCGGGTTACCCGAGACTAGTCGTCCGGGATTATACGGCGGAGAGCCTAAGAAGGGCTCTCTTTAATGCGCTTTGCGAGACGACGCTCCTCCTCGAATCCCTAACCTACAACCAGATGCTAACGGCGACGGCCCGCTACTGGCGGACGCGGTTACGGACCGTCCGGGCGGTCCATACCTCGCCACCCGCCCTCGTCATGATGCAGGACGGGACGGTCGATCTCGCCTTTAATTTCGAGTCCCATCCGTCAACCGAAGGAAAGCCCCATAGGGGTTACGTAAAATTCGTCCCCGAGAAGGGGAAGGTAAACTGGCTCGAAAAACTAAAAGGGGTCCTCGGGAAAGCCGCCCAGAATATCCAGCGCTTTTTCGGAAAGAAGGTCCCGCCCCAGGTTTTAAAGGGCTCCGATCTCCGGAGAATGTTAGTCGAGGTGTCGTGCGACTGCAAGGATTTTAAGTATCGGATGAGCTGGGCGAACGTTAAGGCCGGGGTAACGACTCCGGCGGGCCGGACCGATAACGGAAAGGCTCCGATCTTTACGAATCCGGCGGCCCGGCCCGGCTTTTGTAAGCATATTCTCGCGACCGTCCGTTACCTTACCGACGACGCCGAGCTAACGATTTCGAAGGATCTTTCCCGGCAGCAACAGGAGACCCTCGCCCGGGACCGGGAACGGTTTATGCGGGAGGCGGAGGAACAGTACCAGAAAATGGAGGTTCCGGAAGCGCCGGAAGCGGAGATCGAGCCGGAGAAAGAACCGGGCGAAGAGGAGATCCGGAAACTTCCGCCGCCGCCGAAACCGGTTACCCCCGCCGAGCCTTCTTCTCCCGCCGCGCCTCAAGCCCCGCCGCCTCCCTCCTATCAATCGACGCAATAAGTAGTTAAGGGACTAGAAAACCTCTCGGCGCGTTATATGCAAAATAATTTATCTCGTTCCCTTCAAGCCTCCACCCATTTCCTCTCGGCGGGCGGGGATTTGCGGTCGCTTTATACGTCTTGGGGGTCGCCCATAGCCGGTTCGGGGTATTCGTATCTGAAGTGTGAGGTGGTTTCGAATTTTACCGAGGTCGACATGTATCTGGGAAATGAGTTCGACGTTCCCGCGACGGCGGCCTTTTCGACCGCTCTAATTAAGCAGGACGTCGACCTTTACGGTTCTCCCGCTAGTAATCCAAGCGTAACGCCTCCGGTCTGGTCGGTACCGACTTTTGCGCCGCCGGTCGGGACGGGAGGAGTTGTAACCGTCGTTCCGGGCGGTAAGGTTAACGCCGCTTTTCTCATGCCGACCTCGAAAGATAAGGGTATGGATACGCTGGTCGTCCGGGTAAAAGTAACCGGGGCGTCGCTAAAGGTGGAAGCCTGGACGACGGGGACTTGCGAGCTTTATTAACGAAAATGGTATGAATCTACGAAGTCGGGAAAGACAGATTTATTTATCCCGGTTAAATCCGACCCAGCGGGCGAAGATTAAGGCGGCGGAAAAAGAGAAGAAAGAAGCGAAAACCGCGAAGGAGACGAAAACGGAAAACGCCGGAGTTCGGTTCTCGCGGATCGTCTCCGAATCGGGCTACGTCGTCGAAGGGCTCGACGTTTCGCGGGCGATTACCTGGTTAAACCAAGCGTATCAGACGATTATCGACCGTTCCGAAGAGATAACTATGCTCCCCGAGAAAGAGGAGTATACGAAGCTCGCGACGGTTATCCAGGCCGCCATTCCCGTTAATAACGCGCCCCCGGAAAGCGTCGCCAGTAACCTTAATATTTTACGTCAGCAGATCCAGCTAAAAGAGGACGATTCGGAGATGCTCCGGAAGCTTAAGGCGCATCTCATTAAGGCTTTAAGCGAGGTTCTCGCTAATCCGAGCGGCGGAGCCCCCGGCGAGGACGAAGCCGGAGCGGAAGCTCCCGGCGGGGAAGCGCCCGGCGGACCTCCGGCTCCGGGCGGGGCGGGCGGACCTCCGGCTCCGGGCGGCGGAGCGGGAGCCCCTCCTCCTCTCTAAAATTTTAAATTATGTCTTCGGGTCTCATAGTACGCTACGCCGCCGTAAGCGGGAAACCGGTTCGGGAGATCGAGAAGCGGTGGCGAAATATTAAACGCTCCTTTACCGAGAACGGACGGAAACGGGAGTATGATAGTTGCGTAAAGAAGCTCCGGGAAAGCCTCGGGTTAAAGCCGGGCGCGGCCCGGACCGCTTATTTAAACGGGACGACCGAGGTTAAGATCCTCGCCGAAACCCCGGATTACGCCTTAGTCTCGGTCGATAATCTCGATCTCCTAGAGAACGTCGATTTAAAGTTTCTCCTCTGGGGGTCGAACGGGATTATGACCGTCCCGTTTACCCAGCTCGCGCATAAACGGGGAGGGCCGTTATTCGAGATGGGAATGACGGTCTCGGGGGCTCCGAACGCTTTCCCGATAACGAAGATCCCGACTCCGGCGACGACGACCCGGCCCGCCGCCGTACCCGGGCCGACCGGGAACCCGGCGAACGATTTAAACGGGATCGTTAATTTCCGGGGCCGGAAAGCGGTCGTCGTTACGAAGGACGCGAGTAAGGCGCACGTCCGCTTTCTCGATACTAATGAGGAGACCGACGTTAACCTCTCCGAGTTAAAGCCGGACGCGACGACGACTTCGGAGGCGATCCGGAAAATCTGGGTCTCGATCGAGCCGTCTTTAAGCGAGAGCGCGAAACTCCGGGTTTTCGAGGCGATCGTCCAAATGGAGTATTCGATCGCTTACCTTCCCGAGAAGCTCCGGGAGGATATTACTCAGCTACCGGGCCGCTCGGTCGATACCGTTCTTCGTAAAACTCTCGATCCGGGGTCGGATTACGAGAAGGAGAAGCGGTTCGACGACTTTAAATTTACCGAGGACGACTGGCGGTTAATCTTCGGGGCGAAAGAAGGCGGGGACGCGGAAGAGGAGAAAGCCGCCGAGGATAACCCGATTCCGGAAGCGCCGGATAAGGAGGAAGGCGGCGAAGAGCGGGAAGGGACTCCGGCGGCGAAGGATATCCCTCCGGCCTCCGATAAGCAGGTCCATAACATGCTCCGGCATATGCAAGCCTCCCGGGAAAACTTTGAGCGCGGAGCGCGGGGCCCCTGGTCCGGAGAGGGGCCGGTTATCCGGCTCAACGAGGAACTATCGAAACTCGAAAAATTCGAGTTAGGGACTTCGAAACCGGTCGTCGCGAAGTCGGTTCTAGAGAAGAACGTCGAACGGGCGGGCGAATGGAGTAAATTAGTTGACTAATGATTTACAAACCGTCGTTAGCGCTCTCCGGTCGAACCCGAATATCTTAACGACCGGGATTAAGGTCGGAGCCTATTCGGTCGCTTACGGGAAGCTATGGCGGGGGGCGACGGTTATCGGCTATCTCCCTTCGGCTCCGATCGAAGGGGTCGAGCTAACGATTCTTAATACTTCGCATACCTCCCCCGAGGAAGCCGCCGTTTTTCGGGCTCCGGCTCCGCCGACTCCCGCTTCCGGGACTCCGGCGATGAGTATTGACTCGCCGGAAGGAAAGGAAGCCGAAGCGCCGCCGTCCGCCGCCGCGCCGTCGTCGGGAGTCGCGCCGAGCGGAGAAAAACCGCCGCCGGAAATCGAACCGGGCGGGGAAGAAAAACCGCCTTCCGGTTCGCAAGGCGCGGTTTTTAAACCTCGGCGGTCGCCCGCTCCTAAAAACGCGGCGCTAGGGGCTCCGCGAGGGGAGAGCTTTTATACCGAGGAGTACGCGGCCTTAAACGAGGCCCGGATGGTCGAGACCCGGCGGAAACTTTTAAAAGCGAACGCGATTATCGAGTTCGACCTAGAGGCTAAGAACGTTACCCGGGGCGTTTGGGTCCATCTATGGCTTCTACCGTCGGAGCGGGTCGACGGGAAGTTCGAGCTTTATACCCATACGGTTACGGCGACTTGTAACGTTCCGAGCGCCTACGCGATTAGACGGGAAATAAAAGACGCGATGCACGAGCAGATGCCCCATATCGTCGTAAGCGACGCCTCCTTATCGTCGATCGCCCGGAAGATTAATCTCGCGATGCGCGGAGCAAAGGATTCGCTCGGCGGGAGCCAGAAGTCCGAATCGATCGAGGACGAGATCGAGGCTTACCTCGAAGAGAGCGATGAAATTGACGCCGAAAGGATAATTCGGACGGGGGTGATAAAAGAGATGGCCGAGGAAGTCGACCGGAGCCTAATGAAGAATTAGTTCCCGCCGGGTATTTAGGTAGCAATTTCTTTCGTATGGGACGTCAAATTCTAGAATCCGCTCCGATCCCTTTCCGTTTCGAAATCGTTAAAGACGATTTAACGGAGGATATCGAAATCCAAGGTAACTCGGACGTCGTTAAGCCGCTCATGAAGGTGCGCGGCTTATTTCAGAAGTACGACGAGAAAAACGCCAATAACCGGATTTATCCGAAGGCGCTCTTCGATCGGGTCCTAAACGAGGAGAGCTGGACGAACCGGATCCGGGAAAATAGCGTCGTCGGGATGCTAGAGCATCCGGAAGACGGGATAACCCGGTTAACCGGCCCGATTTCGCATATCGTTACGAAGGCCTGGGATAAAGGGAACGGGGAAATTTGGGGCGAGGCGACGGTTCTTAATACCCCCGACGGACGGAAGGCCGGGGCTTTACTAGAGGCCGGAGTACCGGTCGGGATCTCTTCCCGGGGCGAAGGGGAAGTCGAGGAGGCGATGAACGAAGGGGTCCAGCGGGTTATCCCCGAGTCGTTTACCCTTATTACCTGGGACTTCGTCGCCGATAACTCCGTCCCGGGAGCGCGGGTTAAACCGGTCGCGGGAGAAAACCGGTCGTCGAAAGCGGCGAAAAGAGAATCGAGTGAAACTGCCGAGAGTCGAGAGTATTTAGTTCCAACTTCCCAAACCAGTCCTATGTCCAAAAATTTAATTGGTGAAATGCGTAAGGTAGGTGTCGCTCTTAAGCGGATCACCTCCACCAACGTTCGAAAACTCGGCTTTCAAGAGAAAGTCGGCCTCACCGAAGAACTCGACGACATGAGGACGACGATCACTAACTATATCGCCGAAGATCGCGCCGTATCGGCCTACGGGAATAAGCTCCTAAAGGAGATGGACGATTTTAGCGCCGGTTTCGAGGATAAGGTCGACGAACCGACCGAAGGCGGCTCGGATCTTCCGCCGGGCGTCGAAGGGGAAGAGAACGGCGGCGAGGAGGGAATGGAAGGCTCCTCCGTCGATCAGGGCGCTTTCGACGAGGTCCTAAAGGCGGTCCTAAAGGGGATGAGCCCGGGAACCGAAGAGACCGCCGATCTTTCCGGTGCTTATCAGGAATTTTTAGATAAAGGCGAAGTCGACGTTCACGGCCTAATCTCTAGCGCTAAATCGGGCGGGGAAGAAGGCGGGGAAGGCGGCGAAGACGATTTCGCGGAAGCGCCGATCGGCGGGAACGGCGACGAAGGCGGCGGAGAAGAGGATTTCGGGAAGGAAACTTCGTTCGAATCGAAAGAACTTAAAGCGGCGGTCCAGGTTATCGCCCGGCTCCGGGAGAGCGCGGTTTACGGGGAACGCTGGCGGAATTTCGCCGACGAGCTAAAGGAACGGATTAGAGTGCATCATCCCCTTCTTAAAGAACTCGAAGAAGCCCGGCGGAAGCTCGCGACGGTCGAAGGGTCGAAAGAGTGGGAGGCGCGGATCGAACGGAATAAGGCCCTTCTCGCCCGGGCGAAGACCGAGATCGGGACGCTTCAGACCGCCCTTAGCGAGGAGAAAGAGATTTCGACCGCGCTCGTCGCGCTCTGTCGGGAACACGGCGTTAAGGACGCGAGTAAGATCGCGGAAGGGGATCCGGAGTTCATGAAGAAGATCCTCGCGAAGAAGAAGGAGAAGGCCGGAGAAAAACCGAAAGCCGGAGCGACGGCGGATAATAAGCCGAAGAAAGAGAAAGAAGACGAGTCGCGGATTAGAGAGGATCTAACCGGGACCGACGGGACGAAGGGCGGGAAATCGGGAACGGCGGCGATCGGGCCGGGCGACTGCGATATGGCCGGACCGGGCGACGGAAAGAAAGCGGCGGATACCGACGAAGATCTAGAAGACGGGACCGGGGAGACGGCGACGAAGGTCGGCGGCGAGGACCAGAAGGTAAAGGACGGGACGAAGGGAAGCGGAAAATCTTCGCTCGGCCCCGGCGACTGTAAGGTCATCGGGCCTTCCGGATCGGCGAGCGAATCGAAGAAGCTAAAAGAGTCGAAGGCCGAGGAGCACGATCTCCTCCGGATTATGACTCGGCACCGGACGAACCCGTTCAGCCAGCTTTAAATAATATTTGCATCGAGAAAGAGGAGCCCGGGTAACCGGACTCCTCTTTTTTCGTTCTAGTACTCTAAAACCGTTAGTAGTTCTTCCGAAGTCTCGATCGCGATCTTTAGAGTATCGCCGCCCGTCGTTAGATTTTTTCGGACCGAGGCGAGAACCTCTTTCCAAGAAGCCCGGCCCGCCGCGAGTTCTTCTTCGCCCTTTTTCGGGGTCCAAGGGCCAATAAAGCCCCGGATTTCTTCTAAGAGCGCGGGATCGATTCGGGAACGGCCCGTCGAAGCGGAGTCGAGAAGGCGGTAAAGAAAGGTATTCGCCTTTAGATCGTCCTCCCAAATCTCAAACTTATGTTCGGTTAAGGGTAAGAATTTTTCGCGAAGGTTAGTAAAGTAAGCGGAAAGATCTCCCGCGAAAGTACGGACCGTTTCGACGAATTGGGTTAAGGTAGAAATTTCCGAGTCGGTAATATTATTCATTACCTCCTACATTTCGGGCGGGGTTTTACTTTTTATACTTTCCATTAACTTCCCGACCGCGAGAAAAGCTCCGACCGTCGCTTCCGATTCTTCCGATTCTTCGATCCCGTAAAGAAGCTCCCGGTCTTCCTCGCTCCCGACCGGGACATATTTATCGGTATTCGACCACATCGAAAACGGCTTCGAATCGGCGTCCGGCGCTTCGAATTTCCCGATTATAGCTTCGTCCCAGTTACTAATAGTATGCATAGTTTCGATATCCGGAGGCGGCGGAGAGAGCGCTTTTAGGAAAACCTTATAAGCCTCGGCGAAGAGAACGCTAACCTTCTTCCTAACTTCGGGAACGAGAGAAGGGCTAGTTAAGGCGTACCCCGGCCAAACCGCCGGGATTTCCGACGCCGGGTAATCCTTTTTAAGGACCGGTCGATAGGTTACATCCTCTCCGGGAGCGTAGGTTCCGCTAATGTCGGTTTCGATATGGAGAGCCGGACGATAACCGGAACGTCCGCGCCGGAGTCCGATCCGCATATAAAGGCGAGCGGACCGGAAATCTTTTTCCGTCGCGCCGGGCTTAAAATATTTCTGAACGGTGATTTCGGAGGAACGGGTAAAAGCGCTATCGAAGTAATTCGCGGCCTTTAACCGGTCTTCAACTTTTTTCGTTTCTTCCGGGTCTTTAAGGATCGGGGTCGTATCGACGGTCGTCCGGGGGAGCGCGGTCCTCGCCTCGTCCCAGCCGCTTATCGTATGCATCGTTTCGATATCCGGAGCGGGCGGAAGGAGGCCGCTTAAAAATTTCCCGTACGCTTCGCCGACGAGTTCCGAGGCTCGCTTCCGGACTTCGGGGTCGAGCGAAGCGGCGAGTAAGCTCGGCCCCGGCCAACTTACCGGGATCGCTTTCGCGGGAAAATAGCTCTTCTTCTCGTGCCAATAATAGGAGGGAAGATTTTCCGCCTTACTTACGCCCGATTTCCCGTAAACCATGATACGGATCCGGAGAATTTTATCCGAAAACTCTAAGCTTTTAATCTTCCCCCGGGACGATTCGATAACGAAATAGAGGCTGATCTCCTTAAACCCCTGTTCGAACCAATCCTGTCCGAAGACGCTTTTATCGCGTTTTTCGAAATCGAAATTCTTCCAAGCTTCGATCGAACCGTACCGGGCGATAACCGAGCCGAAATAATTTAAGGCGTCTAGCTGGCCCTTAATCGCCTTAGCGGAGTCGTAATCTTTAACGAGTTCGTTTATGTCGTCGGAAAGGGTCGCCCGGGGCGTACCCCGCCGGGCTTCGTCGTAACCGTTTAGGAGACGAAGGTCCTCCGCCTCTAGGGATCGAAAGAAATCTTCTTCCATACGGGGGAGAAATACCGCCCCCCTTTTTCCCACCCTCCTTCATTTTCTCGCCCATCGAAGTATATCTGTACTTGTAAGTGAAGGAGGAGAGATCCCCCTTTCATTTATCAGCCCCGGCTAGTAAGCGACTCCTTTTACGAGGGACGTCTCAGCCGAAGAATGGACGGTGGTTGTTGCGGAAAAACTTAAAAAGAACAACCTCGTTTTCTAAATGCAAAATTACATCTCATCTCGCGCTATCCGCGAGAAACAGGAGAGGCTCGAAAAGCTGATTGAGACCCCGTGGGGCCTCAAGAAGGGCCAATCGATCCTCGAAGCTAGAGGCTGGAAGGAGATCGTCGCCGCGATCCCGGGCGACGAGAAAAAGATCTTCGTCGCCGCAATGCTCGAAAATGCCCGCGTTTTCGCGAAGGACGCGATTAACGAAGATTCCCAGACGATCAACGTCGGCGCTTGGGAAAAGTTCGGTTTCCCGGTTATCTCGATGGTGGCGGAGAATCTTATTACGCCGGAACTCGTAACCGTACAGCCCCTCGAAGGCCCCAGCGGCAACGTCTTTTTCCTCGACTACATCGCCGGAACGACTAAGGGCGACGTAACGAAGGGGGATAAACTCTGGGATTCCCGAGGAGGTCACGGCCCAAACCGCGATTTCGCTTCGGAGCAGATTACTTCCGAGCAGCTTACCGCCGCCGGAACCGGTACGACCAACGCGACGATCGCCTTTACCCCGATCCGTCCCGGTACCGTTATTCTAACGAACGGGAGCGATACCTACGTCGACGATTCGAACGGAAATTTCCCCGCCGTCGGAGGTCTTTCCGCCGGGACGATTAATTACGTTACCGGGGCGATTAGCCTAACCCTTACCGGGAATACCGGGAACGTCGTTACGGTCTCCTACTCCTGGAATTCGGAAGGTTCGACCAACCTCCCGCAGGTCAACTTTACCCTCAGTTCCTCGGTTATTACCGCCCAACGGTACGCGTTACGCGCCCGCTGGTCGCAAGAAGCCGAACAGGTCCTCAAGTCCCTTCACGGCCTGAAGGTCGAGGCCCAGATGTCGGCGGCGGTCGCTTCTGAGATTCAGTTTGAGATCGATCGACATATCCTCACCCAGCTCCATAATATGGCCGGGGCCGGGGTTAACTCCTGGGATTCGACGCTACCGAGCGGGGTCTCCTGGACCGAGCATAAGCTCTCCTTCGTCGACGCGATTATCGAACTCGATGCCTTTATCTTCCGGGCGACCGACCGGGTCATGGCGAACTGGTTGGTAGTCGGGGTGCAGGGAATGGCCCTCCTCGCGACCCATCCGCAGTTCGATCCGGCTCCTCATAAAAATGAGGTCGACGGTATTACCTTTATCGGGACCCTCCTCGGGAAATACAAGGTCTACGCCGACCCGCACGCCGACCCGACCGAATACCTCCTCGGGTATAAAGGGGATAACTGGATGAGAACCGGTTATATTTTTGCCCCCTGGCTTCTACTCTACCGTACTCCGACGATAATGCTGGACGATTTTACGAACCGGGCCGCGTGGGCGAGCCAGTTCGGGAAGAAGCCGGTTAACTCGCGCTACTACGCGAAGGGCAACATCCAGAACTATCCTACCAACTTCAGTTTCGGTCCGTAGAAACGAAGTTAGGATCTTTTAAGAGAAGCCGTTTCCCTAGTAAAACTGGGGGAACGGCTTTTTAACGTACTTATCTAAAATGAGAAGCGCCTTCGACCGGTTACGCCCGATTCCCGATCCTCCGCCGGAGGCTCCGGCTAACGACCCGAATCCGGGGGTCGAGTTCGTCGTTTATACCGTCCGGGGGCGACTCTGGGAGTCGGCGGCGATCGTCGGGGAAGTCGGCGGACGTACGACCGTTCAGCCCCGCTCGCTCCCGGAAGGGGAGGAGTGGTACTTTACGGTTATGATACCGTGGGGAAAAACCTCCCTCTTTAAGGAGCGGCTTTGGGAGGAAGGGATAAGCTTTTACGGAGATCCGAAAACGTCGCGTACCGGATCTGAGACTGAGCGATTAAACCGTTAAGTTCGAGGGCCGCCGTATCTTCGCCCGCTTTATCTAGCTCCCGCATTAGCTCTTCGCGGCTCATTTCCTTGGGGTCGACCTCTTCGGAGGAGGGCATAAGACTATAAAGTACCGCGAAATGGAGAGGGGAAAATGAAACCTCTCTCTTTCGTTCTCGCCGGAGCCCTTTTTTGGGTGACCGGATGCACCTATAACGTAACCCAGCAACAAAACGGTAAAGCGGGAAGCCAGCTCGCCGTCGTCGGCGGCGGGGAAGGGCACGGGGTAACCGCCGTCCAGAGTACCGGCGCGATCCTTCCTTACCCTACCTCGACCTATCCCGAGTATAACGGCTATCCCGGAAGCGGTCGCCGTTATTAATCCTTCCCGCCCCCTTCGACCTACCGTTATCCTTCGGGAAACTACAACGACCGGAGTCGCGGCTATTACGATTCGGACGGGAGCCTAATCGCTCCGGCTCCGGCTTATTATTCGGGACCGCCGCCGCTCGTCCACTCGGAATTTAATCTCTACTAGGGCGAAATGTATAGGGTATGAACCTATTCCGCCCTTTCCGACGCCGCCTAAAAGAAGAGCCGGTCTGGACCGTCGAGATCTTCTATCCGATCTGTCCGGCGGCGGTCGCGATAAGCGCGAAGGATCCGCTCGACGCCCTAAAAACCGTCCTCCGGGAGAGCCTCCGTACCCACGGCCTCGTCGACCCGAATTGCTTCGATGTAGTCTGGGGCGTATTTTTCGAAGAACCCGGTCATTTCCGGGTTACTCGAAAAAATGCTAATTGACCTTCCTAAAGACGACGAAAATTCGGAGCCGGAAAAAATTCCGGGTAAGCTTATTCTCCGGGTTAGCCGGGTTCCGTATGATGACTCGATTACGCTTATTCTTCCGAATGGTTCGGAGGAGTATGTCCCGTCGGACCGGGCGGAACGGCTTCTCCGGATGCACGGAGTTAAAGACCCCGAACGTATCATTACCCATGTCTGGAACTTCTACAACGCCATCCTCTACGTCGACGACCCCGCCTACGCCAGTAAAGGAAACGCACGCCCTCCGGCTTGAAGAGTGGGGCTGGATCGTTAACCTCCGGAAAACCGACGGGGAAGTTTCCCTAGAGGTTCAGACCGCCGGAAAGAACGGCTACTCCCTTACGGTCGACGACGAAGGGAACGTTACCGAGCTTATCCAAGGGAACTACGTCCGGATCGTCATGGGTTCGGCGACGGAGATAACGATGCGGAACGCGATCTCGGACGCCTCCGGCCCGAATATTATCCGGAGCGATAGCGGGTACGTCGCCGTTACCGGGCCGAAGATTCATTTTAATCCCGAGGAGCTTCGGGGCCCTTTACCGCTCGCGATCCCGGAAGAACTAAAAGAGTACTAAGAAAGGAGCGTTATATTGGCCTCCCAGTAATTCGGTGGCACGTCGATAAGACTTGCGGACATTGCTATTCGCCGATCCCTTTTATCCAAGGGAGTCCGGACGTTATCGTCAATAATCAGAGCATCGTCCGGCAGGGCGACCATATCCCGCCCCATTGTTGCGGGAACACCTGTCATACCGGGGCGGCGATCGGGAACGGGTCGAACGTCTTCGCGAATAATAAGGCGATTCAGGTTCAGACGAATTCGCTAACTTGCGGCGACCGGTCTTGTAACGGGTCGCCGGATACTTTCTGTAATCCATGATAGACCATCGATTTAACGCCCCTCAGCGGTACACTTTTATCGAGTCGATGCGGTCGCTCTTTAATACCGCGAAAGAGACCCTCGCGGCCCAGGTTCGGGGCGATCCCGCTTTCTCGCCGCCGGAGCTTTACGAGTCGCGGCTAAGGGTCTGCGAGACCTGCCCGAAACGGGTCGCGGTCGGGCCGATCTGGAAGTGCGGGGTATGTAACTGTCTCCTCCATCTTAAAGCCGGGACGCTACACGCCGTCTGCCCTTGGTATAAATGGCCGGGGGACGCGCAATGGAAACCGGCGAATTTTAACGAGAATCTAAGGTGAGTACGGCGGCTTACAATTACTACCTAACCGAGGCGAATTCCGCCTTAAATCAGCTTAATTCCGCCCAGACGGGCGTCGCGACGCTAACGACGACCGCCGTCGCCTTAGAACGGGTCGCGCTCGCGAACGTCTTCTCGGAGATCGACTCGCTCCTCGCCGGGGAGCCGACGCTCGCCGATAAGAAGATTACCGGAAGCGCGACTCCCGTCCTCCAGGTCATGGACACGGCGGGCTTAGAGGAGTACCGGATCTTTCTCCCGTCCCGGACCGCGCTCCGGAACGATTACTATACCTATCTCTCCGGGTCCGGTTATAACCCGTCTTCGGCGGTCGAGGCGAACGCCTACCTCTCGACGATTCAGTCGATTCTCCCGACCCAGACGAACGAAACCTTAAATTTTTCCGTTATCGAGGCGCTCGCCGAAGAGGTTGAGAAGCAGGTTCCGGCCCTCCTCGACGCCCTCCGGATCCTCGCTCCTCCGGTCCGGGAATGGATCCTGCAGCTGGCCTGGGAGGCGGGAGACGGCGACGACCGGGCCCGGCAACTTCTCGGCTACGTTTTAACCTCCTTCTTAATGTCGGTCGAGATCGACGATTATTCCCCGCCGGGCCAGACCCTCACGGGGCAGCGGATCCTTCTCCGGACCCCGCCGTCGAGCCTCGATACCGACGCTGCGAACTCGCTCCTCGACGAGATAAACGGGAATACCGATACGACCGGGTTAACGAACTGCTTCGTCCCGCTTACTCCGGAAGAGATCGACGGGAATAAGGCGGCGCTCGATACCGCCGTCCGGTTCCTCCCTTCCTTACATTCCCCGGAAGGGATCTCCGAGGCGGAGGCCGAAGTCGCGGCGAACGCGACCGATCCCGATATTCTCGCCGAGGTCGCGGCGGAACTAACCCCGAAAGGGACCCCGGACGACCCGGTCTTACTCGCGATTAAAGAGGCCGCGCAGTACGTAATGGACGTTTACGGGGGACCGGACCCGACGGCGCTCCTTTTAGCGGTCGAATCGGCGGCGAACGATTTCTTGGAGATGAGCGAAGCGAATTTCGGGCCGAAAGCTTCGCCGAACTTCCGGACCGCCGTCGTCGTTACGGCGGATCCCCGGTTAACCGGGGTCCGGCGGCGGGAAGGGCTCGTTGCTTTACGGGAAGGACTCGTCCCGGTCGCGGCGGGAACGCTCTACGCGGAGGTCGAGAATTTACTCTGGATTGCGGCGAACCGGTTAATCGACGCGAACGCCTATACATGGACCGTTTTAGATAAGTATGCCGTGAATATGCCGGATACCTACTGGATCCTAAAATCGTACGTCGACGAGGCCTTTACGACCGCGTCCGATCTAGCCGAGGCGGAAACGGCGGCTTTAGCGATCCTAACGAACGATCTCGATAACCCCGGGACGAGCTTAACGGCGGACGATCCGGCGACCTTTACCGACGCCCTTAATCGGATCGCGACGGTCGCGGTAACCCCGGAAGACCGTTTTACCCAATTCGAGCGGATCCGCGACTTAGGGCAGCGTCTCAGTAATACCTCCCCGTTACCCGATTTCCGGATTTACGTCGATCTCCTCGTCGGAGGAGGATACCTCGCGGACGCGGAATACGTCGCTAACTACCAAGTCCTCTACGACGAAGCGGTCCGGCTCGGGCTCGGGACCCCGGAGTCGGTTTCCGCCGAGTTATCGGCCTTCGGGAACGCGGCTTTTAATCCTTTTTTCCTTAACGAAATCCTTACGGAGCTTCAGAGGGTTACCGGCGATTTCTTTTCGGAAATGGATCTCGAAGCGATTACTTCCGGCCCGTCCCCGATCGGGACCGGCGGGAAAGCGCTCGACGCCTACTGGACCTCGGTCGTCGACCCGGTCGCCGCGACCGCCCTCGCGAACGCGATCGTTCTTTCCCGGACCCTTAATACGGTTACCGATCCGGCGGCCCGGGCGTCGATAATCGCGACCGATACCGCCGCGCTCGGGGCGTTAACCGATCTCGCGGACGTCGCGAACGTCCTCGCGATCTACCGCGCTTTAACCGCTTACGCGAAGACCCCGAAGACGGTCGCGGAAGAGACGGCCTTCGTAACCAGTATTATTTCGGGTAACCCCGATTTAACCTCCGCTTACGAAGCGGTCCTTTCGGCGGTCGCCGCCGCCGCGCCGACGGCGGCGGAAGTCGGCTTCTATCCGCTAATCCTCTTCTCGAAGATAAACGAGTATCAGGCCGGGCTCGTTACCTCCGCCTCGAACCTCTCGGTCCAAGGGGGCCGGGTCCTAAGTAATATCGGGAATACGATCATATATCAGAAGGGTTCCTCCCCGAACCCCTATTTTAAATCGTACTACCCGACGGGACATTGCGACGTCGTCAGTCAAGCGATCTACGATCCCGCCGATTATACCTATAGCGGGGAACAGCCGCTTAACGGGTTTTCGACCGCCCGCTTATCCTCTTCCGACGGGGTTCTCGGCTATTATCCCGACGTTAGCTCTCCCTCGACGCAAGCGGATTTCGCTTCCGACTTTAATTCGAGCGGCGGCGGGTTTAATACCGACGCGCTACAGAATGCGATTTGTAAGATGGATACCCTCTTCAACCTCATTACTCAGTTAAACGGGGTAACCGACGTCGCGACTGGAGCGGTTATCGGCGGGATTAATAACGCGATCGGCGCGATCAATAGTCAGATTTACGGCCTCGTTGGGAAACTAACGACCCTTATTTCGGGGCTCGGTAATATGGGGTCGATAAACCTCGGCGTAAACTGTACCTGCATGAGCTTCGATTTCTCGATCAACCTCAATAAGCTTCTCGCGCCGATTAACTCCTGGCTGACGAATTTCGGGGCGAGCCTGGCGATTAAAAACCCGTTCGCCGGTTTAAAGAACCCGTTCCATCTCGACCCGAAGTTGGGATGTCTCTCGAAGCTCCTCTCCCCTTCGGACGTACTTAACGCGGCGAAGACGCCGAACGCGAGTTCGTCCTCTCCTCGGTTCTATCTCCGGTCTATATAGGAAAAGTATTATGTCCGAAAAAGTAGTGGTCGCTTTCGTCAATACGCACGATTACCCGATTAGCGTCGATATCCGCTTCAATAAACGTCCAATTAAGATAACCCTCTGGCGGGATCAGCGGATTCAGGACCGGGAAGGGAACCCGATTATCCCGGATAAAGCGGAGTGGCCTTGGCTCCTACGGCTCGGGATTAAGCCGGTTTACGCCGACGTCGAGACGCTTAAAGAAGAGGGACTCCCGCGAGAGGAGGTTATCCTCGACGACGCCGCCCTAATGGAGGCCCACGAGGCGACGCTTAAACGGCCTACCGTCGCCGCTTTTATCCCCGACCCGCTAAAAGAGAGCGGGGAACCGCCTCCCCCGCTAAGTCATCTCGACCGGGAGGATAACCCGAATACGGATAAGGCGGACCTGGTCTGGCAAGATGCGGACGGGCTCTGGATCCTCAATAAGGACGGGTTCGAAAGCCTCAACCCGGCTAAGGTAAAGCACCATATTAAGAAGGCTTACGGGGAGGATTACCTAGAGACGGTCGAGTGGCGTCCGCACTCGGCGAAACCCGAGACTTCTCCGGCCTCGAAGTAGGTATTTTAAGGGGATTTTGAACTGGATTATTCAGACCTACGTAACCGATACGAACGATTACCTCGTCGTCCGACAATCGGATCAGACCTGGATCGTTTTATTTAACGGCCAGGTCACGACCGGTTTCGTCGACCAGAACGACGCGATCGCTTACGCCGAAAATCTAAACCAGCTTAATACGGTCGGAACATGAGTAACGATCTCGCGGTCCATAGGTACAACGTTTCCGAGATCCGGAGCTACGTCCGTTCCCAGCTCGGCTCGGGCCTTTTTCAGGTCGAGCTTTCCGACGAACAGATTAACAACGCGATTACCGACGCCCTTTTAACGTACGGGATGCGGATTCCGCTAATTTATTCGCGGATCCTCGCGATTTCGCCCGAATGCCGCTCTTACCCGCTCGATCACGATTGCGGGTACGGGGTTTTCGACGTCCAGTTTATTACCGACGACGTCCGTCCGGCGAGCGTCTTTTATATGGGGCTTTTAGGGGATCAGGTCCCCCTTAACTCGGTTATGCTCGCCGATTACGATACCTTTTTACGGTACCGGAAAACGATGATGAGGGCGACCTCGGTCGAGCCGAAGTGGGACTGGATAGAACAAGATAATACTCTCCTCGTCTACGCGCCGGTCTTTAACCTCCGGGCGGCTTACTACTGGCATATGCCCCGGAAGCTCTCCGAGGTCCGTTTAGAGCATCAGCGTTGGATCCGCGACTATAGCCTCGCCTCCTCTAAGCTCCAGCTCGGGAAGACCCGCTCCAAGTTTCAGGGGGTCTTACCCGGCCCGGCCCAGAACCTTACTCTAAACGGCGATAACCTCGTCTCCGAGGCCCGCGAAGAGCTTAAGGACTTGAACGAATACCTACTTAGTGTTCAAGGCGATTTGAGCGCGATCCCAATGTAAGGAGGAGACGGTTCCGCCGCCGTCGTACGGCCCAATATTCCAGGCCCCGCTCGACGGGTTATTATTTCCGTCTTTATCCTGAGTAAAGAGGGAAGATAAATTCGCTCCCGCGCCGATTAGGACGCTTCCCGGGCGGATATGGTAATCGCCGTTCGCGGCGTTAACGAAGTTGTAGTTTCCGCCTTGAGCGCTAAAGCGGTTATTCTGGTTTTTAGGCGCGGAGGCGTTACTATCGTGGATATGGATATCCTCGCGGTTATTTAGGAAGACGTTGTTAATAAACTCGTCCCCGTCGGAGTTATAACGGGGCGCGGTTCCGTATAAGCTTACCGAGTAACCGAAAACGGTCCCAACCCGGTCGAAAAGGTTATTGTAAAAAACGGTCCCGGGAATTCCCGAATAGAGAGCGTAACTAATGTTCGAGAAGACGTTATTCCGGAAGGTCCAATCGTGGATCCGCCCGGCGGAGGTGGTCTCGGTATTCCCGAGCTGGCACTGACAATTGGTTACCGTGCAGCTATCGACGACGATATTATAGCTCGCGCTCCCGATATCCCAAGTCTGGAATATGTCCGTATGATTGGCGTTGTAGTTGAGGAGGCGGATATTATAGACGGTACAATTGTAGAGGGTATTGTCGTGGCCGAAGAGATGGAAAACGTCGATATCGTTAAGGTCGTGGATGAGGGCTCCGCTTACGAGATTAAACGAACCGTCTATGGAAATAGCCGTGGCCTGGTCGCTCGCGGCGGCTCCATAGTTTACGACCGTACAGTTGACGACTTGATTATTCGTTCCCGGAATGTAGATCGCCGCGAACCGGCCCGCCGAAGGAGGAGAGACGGTAAAGCCGTTAACGACGAGGTTATTACCGGCGACGGATAAATTCCCGACGAGAACGGTCGAGTCGGACCCTTGGAAGGTAATCGGAGCGTCGCTCGTCCCGCTTTTCCCGAGCGTTACGGTTTCATTATACGAGCCTCCGGCGACGTTAACGGTATCCCCGGAAGAGGCGATCGAGGCGGCTTTCCCGATCGTCCGGAAAGGGGACGACGAGGAGGTACCGCCGGACGAATCGTTACCGTTCGTCGCGACGTAATAGTTCCCCGCCCGGGCCGGGAGAACGAGAGAAGTAAGCGTTAAGAGAGAGGTTGCGGTTAGAAGTAAGAATTTAGGGTTTTTCATTATTTGGGATTTTCATTTCATTTCATGGGTCAAAGGTAGTCGTTATAGCGGTTTTCTCTTTAAAAGCTATCGGAAAGGTTGCCCCGTAATTCTAGGACGTGAAGTTCGGCGCTTACTCGAATCCCGCTTACCCGATTAAATTCGAAGAATTCGACCCGCTTAAAATCTCGCCCGATTACGCGACTCTTTTGAAATATGGGGACGAGTTTTACCGGGTCCACTGTCCCTCGCTCCCCTACTACGAGCTAGATAAACGGGCGACCTCGGCGAACTCGGCGGGAGTTATCGCCGGAGAAAAAGGCGTGTCGAAAGCTTCCGAAATCGCGGCGATCTGGGGCGAACAGGTCGGCGGGCTCGAATTTTCTCGGAAACTAAATTTAATCGGTTACCCGTCCTATTCGGAAGGCCGTAAGCACCAGCTTACCGCCCGGGGTCTCGAAATCGAACAGCTTATCCGGTTGAGCGTCGGACTTCTCGAACTAAAGCGGGACGACCTTTTCCCGTCCATCGGGGATCAGTTCGATTACCTCGAACTCCGTTATACGGTCCTCGACGTCTACGTCCGCCCGGAAGACGTCTTCATCCAGACCGGCCTCCCGCTCCATATTACAATCGACTCGGTTATCTACCGGTTCGGCGACGCGAAAAACGAGACGATCCGGAAGATCCAGGCCGACCCGACGATCTTACGCGGCTACATTCCCGATTCTTCCTTTTAAAGCTTATGGACGTCGATCTCGCTCTAAAAATCGCCCGGGCGTACCGGTTCAATTTAAAAACGTTCGAATTTATTAAGAAAAATAACGGGAACGTCCTGGCGTGCAAGATTCCCGGAATTAAGAATAATAAGGAACTCTACCGCCTCTACCAGCGCTTCGGGAAGGAGCTTTGGGCGGCGGCGGACGAGTTCGCCCGGGAGACGATCTCGCTTCCCGACCCGAACGCCGGGAGTTTTTCGACGAAAAAGATCCCGCGCCAGGAGCCGAACGTCCTCCATCTCGTCGCGAGTTTTCCCGGCGCGGATAGTATTAAGCAGCTCGCCGATATCGGCTCGTTAATTGCCGCCTGGTTCATCGAGGATATGACCTGGGCGGTTATGAACGATTACGAGGAAAATAAGGACGATCCGGAAAACGCTCAACTGGGGGAGTTTTGGGTGGAGGTCCCGGAAGTCGAAACGATGCATACGATGAGCGGATGGGACGAAGCGGCGCTCGTTCGGAAATTAAACCGTCGCCTCTCCGAATCGTAATTAACGCCTAAACCGTATGCCGTTGCTCCCTGGTGATAAACGCATTAGCGTTACTTTTAATCCGGCGAACTCGTATCTAACTCCGGACGTTCCGCTTAAGAAAGCGAGCGATCCGACCTCGGCCTTCGAGTTAGCCCGGATAAAGGATCTCTTGGGAATGGGCTCCTACGCCGGGGTCGTCTTCGTCGGCCAACAGCTTTCCTACTTTCTCGACGAGACCGGGAGTAGTATCGCCGGGTATCTCGATTCGCCTTTTAGTACCTTAAACGAGGGGTACGTCGCGGCGAACTCCCGGTTCGGGACTCCGGGTTCGGGGGCGAAGGTTGCGGTCCTCGTTATCGGGGCGAATACGGTCGAAACGGGGCCGATTGAACTCTGCTCCGATTACGTCGATATTTACGGGGCGGCGGGCTCCGTCGTCTCGGGAGCGGCGGGCTCGCCGGTCTTTTCCGCGTGCGCCGGGAGCGGAATGTTAATCGAGGGGATCGAGTTTATCTCGAATAACGCTCCCCTCCTCTCGGTCCCGGCGGGGACGGCGATGCCGAAAGGGGCGACTTTCCGGGAATGTACGATCTCGAATATCGGGGCTCCGGCGACGATTACGGAAGGGCTCCTCGATCTCCACGCTCCCGCGAACGCGCCGTTCGTCCTCGATCGCTGCGAAGTCCGGCTTAATAACCGTCCGCTCGTCTATTTCGACCCGAATTCGAACCCGAACCCGCTGGTCGCCGTCGTCGAGGATTCGGCGATTTTAACGAGCGCCGGGACCGGGACGATCTTCGAGGGATTAAACTATCTCGGGATTAAGATCCGCGATTCCGCGCTCCTTCTCGGCGGCGGGACCGCGAGCCTCTTCGGCTCCTACTCTAGTAGCGGGATTACCTTTACCGAGATCGACGGCTTACTCGTCCGGAACTCCGTCCCGCTCAACGTCTATCCGCTAAAGCTCTTAAATAATTCCCGCTACAATACGGTAAACTGGAACCGGATCGAAAGCGCGGCCTCCCTCGTCGTAAATCCGTCTCCCTTTACCGACGCCTCCTTTACCGGCGATTTCCGGAACTCGACCTTCGTAAAACTCTCCCTTTCGAGTATAACGATAACCCTCGACGGGCTCCGGCTCTTTAATACGGTCGGCGACGTCTTCCTTAACGTCGTCGCGGCGACCGCCGCGACCGAGTTCGTTAACGTCCGGACGATCTCCCCGCTCTTATCGGTTTCCGATAACTCCGCCCTTCTTACCGCCTCGGGAGCGGTCGCGGCGAAGTTCTTTAACTGTAACCTCAGCTACCTCCTCTTCTATTCGGTTAACCCGGCGGGGGTCTTCTGCGGGACGGTAATCGGCGGGACCTCCTACGGGCTCTCGAACCTCGCCTCGCTCGGGAACCCGACCCGACAGGCCGTCCTCCGGGATCACTCGTTTTTATCCCAGCCCTTCTTTACGAATAACCTTCTCTCGGCGACCCGCTACCCGGACGTTAATATCGCGGGCCCGCTCGCGAACGATATCCCGGCCCCGGTCCTAATTCAGGGCGTTAAGAGCCAGGGCATCCTCGACGCCCCCTTCGCCGATCTCGGGACGACCCCGAACCGGTACGTTTACGTCTCGAACTCCGAATTTACCGCCCACGGCCCCTTCTCCCAGCCCTTCTTCCCTTCCGTCCCGCCGAGTCTTAACGTTTCCGCCGACGCCCATATCTTTATTTCGGCGGGAGGCCGGTTCCCGACCGAGACGGTAACGACCCGCGATCCCGGCCTCCGCTCCGTTACCTACGTTAATCAGATCGCGAATAGATTCGGTCCCCTTTACCTCGGGGATCCGTCGGAAGCGACGATTATCCAAGGGGCCTCCTTTTCCGTCTCGAATCCCCGGGCCCTCCGGGAAGCGCTTAATATCTCCTATACGACGCTCTACGTTAGGCTCTCCGGGGGAACGACTTATATCGATATTTTTAACCCGAACTTTGGGTCTTGGACGGTATTATCCTTCGTCGCCGACGCCGGGCTCGATAACCTCCATCTTTCGACCGTTTCGGCGAATTTGCCGATGACCTACAGCTACATCGCCGCGAATACCGTCCGGGTCTCGATCCCGGAGCCGGTTCTCTCGGTCGAACATCTCGACTTCGTTATCGCTTCCCTTAACGCGGCGGAAGACGCCTCGACCCCGACTCCGATTACCTCGCTCGACGTTACCCAGGCGGCGGCTCTCCCGATCCCGCTCGGAATAACCGTCTTCGCGATCTCTTTTAACCCGAATTTTACGACCGTCCCGATCGTTATCCCTTCGATTACGGTCCCGGCGGGAAACCCGACGATCGGGTGGAGCGTCGCGAACGACTCGATTAGCGCTTACGGCTTTACGGTTACTCTCGCGGCTCCGGTAACCGTCGAAGGGTATTACCTAAACTATATCGCGGCGACGACGAATTAATCTCTTCCTTTCCCGTTCTAAGGAGGAGAATGATAAAAGTCTACTTAGCCTCCCGGTACGCCCGGCGGGAGGATATCGAAAAATACGCCCACACCTTACAGGCCCTAGGCTTCGAAATCGCTAGTACCTGGGTTTTCGGGGAGCGGGATATCGTCGGGAGCCCGAGCGAGACGAAAACGTTCGCTACTATGGATCGGCTCGATTTACTCGGAGCGGATATTGTGATTAATTTCGCCGAACCGAAGGAGGTCGATTATCCCCGGGGATCGCGGCATACCGAGTTTGGTATGGCCTACGAACGGGGGAAGGTTTGCTACGTCGTCGGAAAGTTCGGGACCGCGCTAGAGAACGTTTTTCATAGTTTAGAGGGGGTTCTCGTTTATGAGGATTGGGGTTCTCTCTATTCTCATTTACAGGAGTTAGCGGTTTACGGAAAAACGAAGGATATCATGGAGAAAATACGGGATGAAAAAAATTAGTTTCCGGTTAACGGTAAATTGGGAGGGACGGACCGACGGGCCGGAGAAGCTCGAACTCGCGGACGAGATCGAGGTCCCGGACCACGTTACCGACGCCTCGCTCGGTTTTAAGTCGTTCGAGTTCGGGAAACTTCTTTTTTACCTTTACGTTCAGACCTTTTGTAAAGGGGTCGGGTACGGGGACTCCTGGCGGAAACGGGGGGAGATCCGGGGGATCGCCGCCAATATCGACCGGAAATACGACCGGCTCTCGAAGTCGTTCGAAGATATGGAGAACCACGGTCATAACGATCCCGGGCCGAGGATCGACGGGGCGGGGGATCTACTGGTCTACTGCGGGTTATATTTATCGAGCTGGGTTACGGAAAAGTATCCCGTTCTCTTTAAGAAGTGGTTCGAGGAGGATTTAACCCGCTTCGTCGATACGTTCCGCCGGAGTCCGAAATATGATACCAAAAACAACGTTAGTAACGACGGCGACCTTTCTAAGGCCGCCTTTAGCGCCGAGGAAACGCCGTCCGGAAGCGGAATCGCCTCTTAGAAACCTCGTTCTCGAAGGAACGGACCTAAGCTGCGTCCCGGATTTCGCCTGGCGGGGGAACGCGACCGGGCCCCGGTTAATCGTCGTAACGGAAGCGCCGACGAACTTCGAGTTAACCGCGAACTTCGGGTTCGCTTCCGACGCCGGGCGGCTAACCGAGATGGTCCTCCGGGAGGCCGGGATCGCGACCGGGAATTTTCTAGAGACCTACGATAAGCTTTCCCGGGCCGACCGGACCCGGGTCGCCGAGATCCGGGAGGTTACCGATCCCGGGGAAGTCTTCTTCTACCATCTCAATACCGCTCCCCGCTACGGGCCGGATAATAAGATTATTCCGCCGACGGAAGAGGAGAGCTTCTTTTACGCCGCCCGGTTCGCCGAACTCGTTACCCTCCTCCGTCCGGAACATATCCTCCTCCTCGGGAACGGGGCGACCGGGCCGCTTCTCGGGCGGGCGAGCGCCGGAGCCTCGGCGGGCGCGACCCTCGACTATATCTTTCCGACGATCCTCGCCCGGGCGCTCGCCGCCGGGAACTTAGATCCGGAATTACGGCGATTAAGCGAGACGGTCCCGAAAGCGGTCGTTAGTACCGACCTCCATCCCGCAATCCTTCTAACGAACGTCCGGGAGATAACCGGATGGGCGGAACGGGTTAAAAAGCTCGCCGGATCGCTCGGGAAGAAGATTACCGTCGTCGACGCGGAAATTACCGTCTTCGACTCCTTCGACCGGGCCCGGAATTTCCTAACCGAACTAATCGACGATCCTAACTTAACGGAACTAAGTTACGACTGGGAGACGACCTCGATTACCCCGGCCCTCCATCGCGAATCGATTACCTTAAGCTTCGGGGTCGCCCGGGACCCGGAGCATGGGTACTGTATCCCCACCTGGCACCGGGTCGGGGTCCTCTTTTCCCATAACGAACGAGTCGCCCTTTCCGCCCTAATCGGGCGGCTTCTCCGGAAAGAGCGGAAGGTAACCTTAGGGCATAACCTCCTTTTCGATAATCTCGTCTCGCGGTTCGACCCTTGGTTAGGGATGGGGAAGAAGCCGCTTCCCGGCCTCCGGCAGGAGACCATGTATCTCGCCTATGTAAACGACGAGACCGGCCCGCAGGGGTTAAAGGAACTCTGCAACCTTTATACCGACCTCCACTGTTACGACGATACCCTAGAGGATTATAAGCGGGAGAATAAGATTAAAGCGAGCGAGTACGCCCGGATCCCGTTAGCTATTCTTGGTCCTTATAACGCTTACGACGCGATCGCTAACTTCCGGATCCGGAACGCTTTAATCGCGAAGTTAAAGGCCGATCCCCGGGGACCGTTCCTAGAGATCGCGTTCCGGCTAATGTCGGTTCAGGGGCAAGCGCTAGAGGAGATGGCCTTCAACGGGCAAAAGGTCGACCGGGAAATTTGCTTCCGGGAGGGCCGGAACCACGAGATCGCTCTCCGGGAAGCGGTCAATAAGCTAATGTCGGCTCCGGCGATTATCGATTTTATTAAGCTTAAGCGGCGGGAGAAGGCCGGGAAAGAGGCCCGGGAACTCATGTTTCAGCCGAAGAACCTAAACCGGGAATTCGTCCGGCTTTTTCCGGCTTCCCCGGACGTCCGGAGCGCGATCTCCCGGTTCGTAAAGCTCTTAAAAGCGAATCTCGGAACTTTAACCGAGGAGGGCGAGATCCGGTTAGCGGACGGGACGCCGTACGAGGATAACGAGTTCGTAAAAGCGGTCTTTAACGCCGTCTATACCGACCGGTACGAGGCGCTCGATCCGGCGAAGGACGACCTCGAAAAATGGAAGCCCTGGCTTAAGGACGAGGAGTACCAGGCCGACGAGGAGGAGGAACTTTACTATAAGGCGAACGCCGGGACCGGTTATAAGCCGAACTTTAATACCCACGGGGGCGGGGAGATGGGCGAGTTCTTTTTTACCCATCTTAAGCTCCCGGTAAACTATCGCTCCGAGAAGACCGGGGCTCCTTCCCTCTCGAAGGAAGCCCGGCCGCAGCTCATCGGTCTCCACCCCACCCTCACCGATTTCTTTACCTATAAGGATATCGTTAAGGAATACTCCGGCTATTTTAAGCCGCTCATTAAAGCCTTCCGGGAACTCGACCGGGGCGCGGATACGAACGAACTCGACCGGTACGGCTTTAGTCATCTCGAAATCGAGACCGGACGGACGGTTACCGGACGGACCCGGGCCCAGAGGCTTCAGACTTTTCCCCGGAAAGGGAAGGTAAAGAATATGTACGTCTCCCGGTTCGAGCGGGGCCTAATCGTTCAGGCCGACATGAGTCAGGCCGAGCTACGGGTCGTCGCCTCCTTAGCGAACGAAAAGAAGATGATCGAGGCGTATCTCCGAGGCGAAGATCTCCATAAGATAACGAGCGTTCTCCTTTTCGGGGAGCGGTTTACCGAGAGTACGGAGCCGAAGGTAAAACGGGAGATGCGGGCGCTCGCGAAACGGTTTAACTTCGGAATTATTTACGGTTCCGGAGCCCAAGGGCTCGTTATTACCTGTAAGAAGGAGGGGGCGGAACTCCTCGTCGCCGGAGGCTATACGCCGTCGGAAATTTACGAGCTAACGGCGGACGAACTAAAGCTCAATCTAAAAGATCCGTACGCTTACGGCGCGATCGAGGAAATGGTGGACGCGATCCGGGCCGACGTCGCGGAAAATCTTTTAAAGAAGTTTTACGTCGCCTACCCGGATTTAAAGAAATGGACGGATGAGGTGCATGCCTTTCTAACGAAGAAGGGCTATTACCCGTCCCCGTTCGGGCGGATCCGGCGGTTATCGGCGAGTATTAACTCCGGCGACGTCTCGGATCAGAACGAGGCCAAGCGTCAGGCCCAGAATTTCCCGGTCCAGAGCGCCGCGAGCGATATAACGATCGTCGCCCTCGCCGCGATCCACGCCGAGTTCGCGAAACGGTCGCTCCGGAGCTTAAGCTTCGCGGCGGTCCACGATTCCCTCCTTTTCGATACGCCGCTCGAAGAGGCGAAAGAGGTCGCCGAACTCGCCCGGACCCGGCTTTCTTCGGTTAAGGAGAACTTCGCCGAGTTACTCCCGGAATTCGATACGAGCTGGATTAAGGTTCCGTTCGAGACGGACGTCGAGATCGGGCCGAGCTGGGGGGTATCGTACCCGTACCGGGATGGGAAGCTTCTCGTCGAATCGGTCGAGAACGGGGCAAAAGAGGATTTATTCGTCGAGGTAGAAGCGTTCTGGGATTGGAACGACGGTTCTAAGAAGAAAGAGTAGCCCGGCCTTATGCATACGAAAGCTCCAACTTACATAATTAATTTCGTCCATAACGGGAAAGCGATTTCCTTCGACCCCTCGGAGTATCAAGCCCTCGGCGAGAACCCCCAGGAGTCCTTCGAAGCGGCGATTAAGCAGTATAGCGTCTCGGCGTTCTGGCTCTCGACGATGCGGAAACGGAAGCGGGTCGCCGAGCAGGAGATCTGCGTCTACGCGGGCCGCCTTTATCACCAGTTAAAAATCGACGGCGGTTACGCGGCGAAATATAAGGGGTCCCGCCCGACCGAGGAATCGTTAAAACAGGCGATCTGGGACGATAAAACTTACCGAGAACTTTCGACGACCCTCTCCGATCTAGAGGAAATCGTCGATCAGCTCTGGGGGATACAAAAGACCGTTGAACGGAAGTTCGAGGCGATTAAGGAGATTTGCGCGTTAACCCGGTCGGCTCAATACAAACCGGCGGGAGCGCGAGCCGAAATGTACGAAGAGACGCACTAAGTATGACTTACGCCGAGCCCGACCCTCTTCTCGAAGTTTTAGTCCACTTTCTTTCCGACGGGGAAACGAAAGACCGGATTATCGCTTTCCATAAGGAAAATATCGAGGCGATCCGGACTTTTCCGGCTAGTCGCGCTAACCACCATTGTTATCCTGGCGGCTATTACGACCATATTTTAGAGGTCGCGAATAACGTCCAGACGATCTTACCGCTCTGTATACTGGACGAATGCCGGTTTACGATCGACGACGTCTTTACCGCGACTTACTTCCACGATATCGATAAGGCCTGTAGCTACGTTTTCGGGGAAAGTTACCGCTACGTTTTCGATACCGAACCGGCGACCAACCCCCAGATCGAGTACGCCCTTAAACTCGGGGTTACGGTCGAGGTTGACGATACGAAGTCGTCGATTTCCTATAAGATCGACGCCGTAAAGAACGGGGAGCCGATCGATCCGTTTAAAGTTCCCCGGTTTATCGCCCGTCCGAACCGGCTACCGGTCGACGACGGGGCGATCGTCGCCGGGATCTGCGCGAAGAACGGGATTATCCTTAGCGAACAGGCTTTAAGCGCGATCTGTCTCCACCACGGGGGCTGGTCGACGTTAGTTACCGGGAGTAAGTATTCGGTCGCCCCGACGCCGCTCGGGATCCTTCTCCATACGGCGGATTTTATCTCTTCGGATTGCCAGAATGGGCGTTCATTAGGGAGATGATTATGAGTTGTCTAGCTCTCGATCCGGCGACGTCGTGCGGTTGGGCGGTTACGCCGGAGATGAGCGGAGTTTGGGATCTATCGATCCGACGCGACGAGAGTGGGGGGATGAAACTGCTCCGGCTCGAAGCGAAGCTTAACGAAATCGCGGTCACGTTAGAGGGCGGGAAATCGCCTTTAAAACTCGTCGTTTTCGAAGCGGCCCGGAACGCTATGCCGAAAATGCAGGGGGCCCTCGTCCACCAGGCCAAGCTCCAGGCGATTATTGAGCGGTGGGCGACGGCGCGGGAGATTGATTATAAAGGCTATTCTCCGACCGAGATTAAGCGTTTCGCGACCGGAAAGGGGAACTCCAATAAGGAGGCGATGCTTAAAGGGGCGCGAAGTAAATTTCCCGGGGTCGCAATTCTCGACGACAATCACGCCGACGCCCTCTGGTTACTGGCGCTGGCGGCCCGGGACTTTAAATTCGCCCTCTAAAAAGCCCGTGCCTAATTCCGAGACGGTTTTAAAGCTTCTAAAAACCGAATCGGTCGTCTACCGGCGACCGCTCAACCCGGCGTTAAATATCGTCTTAAGTAATACCGATCTCGCGATCGTTTCGGGAGAGATCGCGAACGGCGAATTTAAAGTTTTAGAAAAACGGATCCTCTGGAATTCGTCGAGCGGTTTAAAGGCCGTTATTAACGGGTCGGAGGCGCTTAATTTCTTACTAAATTGGAACCGGATTTTTAGCGAGCGCTTTTGGGAGAAGAGCGCTCCCTCGTTAGAGGAAGTCGTCCGGGTAATAAATACGTATGCGACCGGGGCCGGATACCGGCTTTTTACCGTTTCCGAAGGCGACTCGCTCGCCGGAGCGGTCCGGTACGAAATCGAGATCGCGGAGATGCACGAAATCTCGGGATGGGATAGCTAATATAAAATGAGGATCGTGTTTAAAGGCCTTTTCGGTTGTATCGAGCGGGAACCGAGCGAATGGTCGATTTTTAAGACGCTCCGGTTCCGGTTCTCCTGGTTAAACCCGGACCGGTATAAGATCGATGCTTTCCGGAAGGGGTACTGGGACGGGCGAGTGCACATGATTAGCGAAGGAGGCCAATTTCTCCGGGGGCTCGCTTCGGAGATCGTCGCCGAGGCCCGGAAAGAGGGATACGCCGTCGATTACCGCCCCTACGAGGCCGAATGGGCCGGGGTCGCGGCTCCTTACCTTCCGCTCGTCGAAAGTCTCGCCCTAGAGGGGATAACGCTTGCGGAACACCAGCGCCGTATGACCCGGGAGCTACTCCGGGCGGGCGGCGGGACCGTCGAAGGGGTTACCGGGAGCGGGAAGACGGAATCGATAACCCTCCTCGCCCGGATCCTCCTAGAGTATACCGAGCCGGTCTTCTTTTTAGTCCATCGGACCGGCCTAATGCGGGGAGCGGCGGAGCGGGTAAAGATGCGCTGCCCCGAGATCGCGGATCTCGTCGGGCTCCTCGGGGACGGCGAACGCCCGCGACCGACCGATAAAATTATCTTTAGTACCGTTCAGACGCTCAGTTCGATCCACGGTTTTACGAAGGGGACGATCCGGGATAAGGACCTCGCGAAGCTCTGGGCCGGAGCGGGAGCGGTAATAATCGACGAAGCCCACCGGGTTACCGGCGACGCTTACCTCCGGATCTTACGGCGGGTCGAGGAGGCTCCGATCTTCCAGTTTACCGGGACCCCCGAGGTCGACGACCCGGTTTCCGACTGGACGATAATCGGGATCGGAGGACCGATCGTTACCCGGGTCCGGCGGTCGGAGATGGAGAAAATCGGGTTTATCGCTGAAGCGGTCGCTTGCGCCCGGGAATTCCCGGAATCGCTCGACGGGCCGGGGAAACGGCGGAAGATCCGCTGGTCGCCGGAAAAAGAGGCGAGCGACTATTACGTTACCGGGTTACGGGTCGACCGGGAGGACGGGACGCTCTGGACGGAGCGGGTAAAGGTCGACCGGGAAAAAGGTTTAAACCCGGACGACGACGAGACCTACCTTTATCCCGATTATGGGCGGGATATGCTTATTCTCGCGGAGGAGCGGAACGCCGATCTCCTCGATTTCGTCCGGGCCTCGCTCGCCGCCGGGCGGCCCGCCCTCGTCCTCGCCGAGAAGATCGCCCAGCTCTACTACCTCCGGGGCTACTTTACCCGGGCGAGCGACCCGATCGAGGCCGCGAAGATCGGGATTATCCACGGCTCCCATACTACTAAGAAACGCCGGGCGATCGTCGCCGCCTTCGAAGCGGGCGAGACCCCGGTTCTTCTCGCCTCGACGATCTTCGACGAAGGGGAGGATATCCGGGGGATCGGTTCGGTCGTTCTCGCGGCGGGCGGAGCGAGCCTCGTCCGGGTCGTCCAGCGGATCGGGCGCGGGGTCCGGGCGAAGAGCGGGGAAACCGGGAATTATACCCCGGTCTGGATGCCGGTCGATTTCCTAACCCGCTTTAGCCGGGAACATACCGAAGCCCGGATCCGTTACCTCTCGCGAGCGGAGATTACGACCGAGGAAAACCGGGGGGATTGGCCTTCCTTCTTCGCCTATCTACATAATAAGTATTCCGGGAATACGACGAGGGTAATTTAACCGAGAGTATGGAAGCCGTTGTTATGCCGCCGCCTCCGCTAGACCGGAAAAAACGCGCCGAGGAAATTATCGCCCACCCCCAGGGGTACGCCGTTTGCGAGGGATGCGAATCGATTGTCGTCCGGGGGAAGAACTTTTGCCCGGGATGTTACGGGTACCGGTTCGATCTCGATCCGGTCCGGATCCGGGCGGTCGCGGCTTTACTCGGGACCCGCCCCGCGCAATCCGAACCGGTTAATTGGGACGATCGATAAGCGTAATGGGCGTCTTAGAGTTAATCGCCCGCCTCCAAGCGGTCGTCTTCCGGGGCGGGAATAAGGATTTAAAAGTCGCGGCGACCTTCGAGAGCCCTTCCGGTAATTCCCTCGAACTGCACGTCGTTTCGCTTAATCTCGCCGCGATTTTTTTCGCGCCGGAAGAGGAGACCGTAATTTTACATTTTAAACCGATCCCGAACTTTAAAAAGGCGCTCGATCTCGCCGCTAAACTCCAGCTCGCCCTGGATAGCGGCGAGGTCGAAATTATCGAGGTAATAATCGGACCGAACGAAGAAACGAACGAAGAGGGTTTACCGTTCTAACATGAAGAATCAGGAAATAAGTCGGGGCGTACGTATAAAGAGATGTCTAAGACTTTTCTCTATACGACGGATAATTCGACGGCTTTTATCGTCGTCGCCGGGAAAGACGAAACCGACGCCCGAGGGATCGCCGAACAAGCGGTTACCGCTCTACCCGGGGTCGCCCTTCGAGGTTGCACCGAGATAAACCATTCGTTAATCGTTAATCTTTCGTTGACCCTGCTATCGAAGGTTAAATCGGACGATATTTTACTCCGGCGGCTTTCCGAAAAATTTAAAGACCGGGAATTTAAGCTCGAACTAGAGAACGAGCCCCATCCGACGAACGGCTCCTTAAGGAAAAAGATCCTCGTTAACGGGCGACCGGAAATTCTCCTCGATCTTAAGAACTCGGAGCAGATTACCTCCTTCGAGGAGAACGGGCTCGGGGACGAGTACATGGAGGTTCTTTATAAACGGCTCGAAGGGATCTTACGGCGGTCGGGGGTAAAGCCGGAGATTATCGTCGCCGCGCCGCCGACGGCGGGTAATAATGGAACGGAGACGGAAAAAGAAGATTATGCCCGAGAAAATAGAAACCCTCCTTACGATCCCTCGGAAACTTCTCGATGACGTAGGGGCCTTTCAGGGGATCGTCCCTTTCGCCCCGGAGCATCTCCCCCTCCTCGACCGGCGGAACTTCGTCCCGATCTCCCGCCCGAAAGCGGAGAACGACCCCTCCTTTAAGCAGCTCGTCGTTTACTTTACCGTCCACGACCGGCTCCAATTCCTCTCCTATTGGCGGAGCCCGAAGGGAGGCGACCCCCGGCTCCATCGTCAGTTTAGTTTCGGCTTCGGCGGACACGTCAATACCGGGGACCCCTCCTTTTTAAGCGCCGTTCTCCGGGAGATCCTCGAAGAAGTCGGACCCTCGCTTATCCGGGGGATCGAACTCGTCGGGTTAATAAACGACGACTCGAACCCGCTCGGTCGGGTCCATCTCGGCCTCTACTACGAAGTAAAGCTCCTCCGCTGGAACGGGGAGGAGACCGACGATCTTAATATTTCGAAAGCGCGGTTAACGCCTTGGGAGGTATTGGCCGAAAATTATGAGGCGATGGAGAATTGGTCGAAGATCGTTTTTAAATACATCTTTCAAACGGGATTACGTCCCCTCGTCGGGAACGAAATGGTACGGGTAATTCGCGAGGAGAAGGTTCTTCCCGGCGAGGCAATATGACCTTTGATCTACAAAAAGCGGATTCGATGCAGGAGATCCCGGCGTGCCGGGGTCCCGAAGTACTGGCGCTATTGATCGAGGTGAACCCGATTGCGGACCCCGATAAGCAGAACTATCCGGCCCGGGTCGAGAAGTTCTGTAGTAACTTCGTTATCCGGAAGTTAATGGGGGAGATTACCGTTTCCTTCCTCGAAGCGGTCGTCGAACGGATGTTTAACGCCGACGAGGTTACGAGTCTCGTCGATTCCGAACGGCTCGCGATCTTAAAGTCGAAGGTTACCGCTCTCTTTTTCTAGTTAGATTTATCCCCGGTCGTTCTTTGTATATAAAACGTGAATTTTCTCACGAAATGTATACGGTATGAACGATATAAATAACGAAACGAACTTAGATCTAAACGACGAACGAGCGGACGAAGCTTTTAACGATTTTTCGCTCTACGGTCGGTTTAATTTAACCCCCGTCCTCGAACTTCCCGAAACCGCTCCGGCGGACGAGGCCGAAGTAATCGAAGTCGGCGCTCCCGCTACCGTACAGGTCGACCTTATTCCGGCGGAACCGGCTCCCTCCTCGGGAGTTTTCGGAGCGATCCCGGCGACGGTAAAAATCGAAGAGGCCCTCGCCTTCGGCGGCCTCGACTACGAAGTCGAAACCTTCCGGATTAAGCCGGTCCTTACCGGAATCGAAGACGAGCCGGACGCCGAGTGGGTAGTCCCCTCCTTTACCGGGATCCGCCGGGCCGACGACCGGAAGACGGTCTTCGCGGTAATGCGCGATACCTACACTCCGGTCCAGAACCGACAGATCCTCGAATACGTTATCCCGCTCCTCGAAGCGACTTCGGGCGAGTTTACCCGGGTCGGCTCCTTTAATAACGGGGCCCAGGTCTTCGCCTTTATTACCCTTAACGAGAAGCTCGTTCTTCCCGGCGGGAAGGAAGTCCAGCAGCACCTCCTTCTAAACTCCTCGCACGACGGCTCGAAGTGCCTCGAAATTAAGGTCGCGGCGACGATCGACGGGGACTTACTGAAGATGTCGAAAGGGTACGCCTTCCGTCATACGAAACTCGTCCATATCCGAACGAAAGAAGTCGTCCGGATCCTGGAGATGAAGGATACCTTTAATAAGGAGTTGATTGAAAAAGTTGGGAAATTGGCCAACGAAACGATGTCGAACGAGGAAGCCTCGAACTGGCTGAAGAACTTCCTCGACTATCCTTCGCAACCCGACGTAACGGTCCACTTTATGAAGGTAGCGGCCCACGACCGTATAATGGAGGCCTTCCGGAAGGCGATCGCCGGGGGGAATACGAAACTGGCGATGGCGCTAGCGGTCTCTTACGACCGGTCGCGGACGGTCCCGGTTATGAAGACCAAGAACTTTATCTCGGCGGAAGAGTCCCGAGCGAATAGTACGATGAACGGGACTTCAGCCAGAGAGTTGGAAGAAGCTTGGAAAGCTCTTCTTTCTTAACGATCTTCGGAAAGCCGGAGCACGGTAAGGCAAGGCGAGACCTGGCATGGCGAGATAAGGCATGGCGGGGTAAGGCCTGGTGCGGCAGGGGAGCCGGGAGGTAATACTCCCGGCTCATTTTTGGAGAGGAGAAAAATGTTGACGCCGATTACTAAGGAAGACTTAGAAAAGTACGATCTCGCGATCTGCTTAATTAAGATGTCGATGACCCCGGGACAGTTTGAGAAGTGGTACGGCGAGGAACTCGTCCGGCGGGAAGTCCGGGCGAAGACCCGAAAAGAGAAGGAGAAGGAGGAAAACCGATGAGTCTCTGGTATCTATCGTTCGTCGAGCCCGGTCCGCCGGAGCGGTTCCTCGGCGGAGCGGTCGTCGAGGGGGACGATATGGGGGACGCGCTCCGGAACGCTTGGGCGTTAAAGATTAATCCGGGCGGCGCGGTTCTCGGCGGTCCGATCTCGAATAACCCGTTCCCGGTAAACCGGCTCCTTTCCCGGGCCGAGCTAGAAAGCTTCGCGCCGGTAACCCGGCTCGGCGATACCGATCGTCGTCCGCAAATCATCGGCCTCAATTAGCCCTCGCGATTCACGAAATGTAGAGGGTATGATGAAAAGAAGATGGATTACCGCGAGTACGGGGACGCTCCTCCTCCAGGAGTATCAGCCGATCGCGTGCGCCTGGAAGACGGTCGTTTTCCTAAAAGGCGGAGGCCGGGAGAAAGAGGCGGAAGCCTGGGTCGCGGAGAGGCCGGAGAAGAAAATCTACCGGATCGTCGATACCCGGACCGATACGGTCGTCGCGAGCGCGGAGACCCCGGACGCGGCCCGGATTAAACGCCAATCCTTTACCCGTTCCTTAATTAAAGTAGACGCCGGTAAGGGCTACTTCCAGATCCGGATCGAAAAATTATGAACGATCGAGACTCCGGGATTCAGTTCGTTCTAGAAGAAGACGGTCAAATCGTTTTCATCTTCGAAACCCAGTTAGAGTTCGGCTTACCGGAGCCCGAAATGTACTCCTCGGTCGGTTAAGTATTTAGAATTCAATTTTTAAAGCGTATGAAAAACGAAGAGGGTTCCTCCTCCATAATTAACGATATCGACTCCTTTCTAAACGAGGGTAAGCCGAAGCCCTCGAACGGGGATAAGCCGAAACTTTCGCTCGAAGAAGAGCGAGCGGCGCTTATCGCGAAAAGAATTGAGCGAGAAAGTAAGCTCCCGTCCATTACCTTTCCCCGGAGCCGGGTCGGAATCGACGAAGCCGGAAAGAAATACCGGGAAGAGGAGACGGGGGAGGAGTGGGAGATACCGGATTACGGGTTCGACGACCGGACGCCCGACGTCCCCCAGACGATGGAGGATATCCCTAAAGGGCAGGAGAAGGGGAACTCTCTCGACCGGATCTTTTTCGATATGGAAGAGGCGGAATGGGAGACGCAGATGCGGATCGCCATGAAGCACGTCGACCAAGCCGTCCTCGTAATCGGGGAGTCGGGAGTCGGGAAGACGACCATGATCGAGCAATCGGCGGAAACTGTCCAATGGAAGGTCGCTTATTTTAACGCTCCGACGATGGACCCGTACCTAAACCTCGTCGGTATCCCGAACGTCCGGCGGGACGAGACCGGGAAGGCGTGCCTTGAATTCGTCCGGAAGCACGACCTAGAGCACGTCGATATGATTTTCCTCGACGAAATTAACCGCGTCTCTCACGCCACCCAGAACCAGCTTTTCGAGCTAGTGCACGCCCGGACGATTAACGGCGTTCCGTTCCGGAAGTTGAAGGCGGTTTGGGCGGCGATTAACCCGCCCCGGGAAGATATCGTCCGGGCGGTCCAGGAGCTAGAGTCGGCGCTCGGCGGACGGTTCGACGCGATTATAACGGTCGAGGCGGCTCCCAAAATTCATCACTACGTCGGGCCGGGCCGTAAGGGGCAGGTCGGTATGAGCGTCGCCCGGGAATGCCTAAGATGGTGGTATAAGGAGATCTTAAACGCCGACCCTCAGGAAGGTAAAGACGGCCAGCCGGTCTATTTACGCGATATTATTACCCCTCGGGTTCTTTATTATATAATGCGCAAGATTCAGCGCCTTAATAACGACGTCTTTAATCCCCGGCCCGGGGAAAAGGCGGAGAGTATGGCGTGGTGGAACCGGGGGTTTAATATGATCGCCCAACATCATAAGATTTCTTCGAAAACGACGGGCGTAAATATGCCTTTCGAACAGTTAAAGCGGGCGGTCCTCGGCGACGCGACGGCGGCGCTTTCGTCGCTCCGGAACGACGCTCCCGAGCTAGAGACGAAGATCGCCGAAGTAAAGGGCGACCAAGCTAAGGGGGCGAAGATCGCCGGGGTAATCGAGGCGGGCTTAAGGAAGACGACGCTCGACGGGGAGGCGAAAATCCCGCTCGACGATATCGGGAATTTTTCGCGGATTATTTGCGCGATGCATCCCGAAGTCGCGGGGATCGTTCTCCGGCAGGATTTGTGCTGGTACCTGTGGGTGAAGCAGAATAAGCCGGAAGAGTGGCGGAAGGCTTGGGCGACAAGTCAGGGCCAGCCCGATCTCCCCCACGTCCTCCCTCCGACCCGGGGCGAAACTGATATCTACAATAAGTGTAAGACCCAGATCGACGCGACGATCCAAGGGAATATCGAGTACGGAATCGAAAAGAAGGGTACTCCGGCGAAAGTCGCGACCGCGCCCGGAAAAGGGAAAGTCGCCGGAGGGTTAGGGGGCGCTCCGGCTACGAGGCCCGGCGCTCCCGCGCCGGTCGGCGGGACTCCCGCTCCCGCGACGACGGGAGTTCGTCCTTAAAGACCGAAATGTCTTAAAGTAGAATGGGTCACTCAATTACAGAATTAGAGGAGCTACGGGAGAAGTACAAATATCATACTCCCGAGGAGCAAGCGGCGACCGAAAGAACTTTTCAGCTCGCCGATAAACGTCTCGAATTCGCGGCCCGGATCTTAGCCTCGGCCCATTGGTGGCTGGGGTGGAAGGGGGCCTTAATGGGGAAACCGATCCTGACGACCGATCCGGAGATCTCGACCGCTTGCGTCGGGTTTAACCCGGTTAATAGTAAAATCGATTACTACTTTAACGTCTGGTTCGCGGCGAGCCTCTCGGCGGGCGATATCGCCTTCGTTATCGCTCACGAGGCTATGCACCTTATTTTCGGTCACGTCCGCCAGATTAAGATGTTTCAGATCGAGTATATGCAGATCTGGAATATCGTTACGGACGCCTACATTAACGAGTTCCTAAAGCGGACGCTGAAGTGGTCCTCGGGGCTCCGGACCGAGGAGCGACAGGATTGGACGCTCCAGAACGGGATCTACTGGAAGGACCTCCCGAAAGCGGTTCGGGAGAAGTATCCCGTTAAGCCGGGCGAGGTAAAAGGAACGGTCGAAATCGATCAGACTTGCCTCGAACTATATCAGGCGATGATTACCGATATGGAGTCGAAGGGGATCGACCCGAACCAATTCGAAAAAGCCGTTGAGAATAAATCCTTCGGTCGCCAGGTTAAGCGGAAGCGGAAAGTCGACCGGGGCGAGGAATCTTCCGAAGAGGTCGTCAGCCAGAAGGTTTACGTCGAGCCGGGCGACGTCGTCTTCGTTAAGTCCCACGATACCTACGGGCTTATCGAGAAACTAAAGCGGGTCGCCGATCAGGAAGGCGAAGCGGATATTTTTTATACCGACGATATTACCCAGCCCGAGTGGGTCTGGCTCTCGCGGGCGATCGGGATAACGACCCAGCTCGGGAAAAAGTCTTTCCCGACCTCCCGGAAGATCGTCGAGACGTACGCGAGGATGAAGGCGGCGGGAACGCGCCCGATGACTTGGGAGCCGTTCGCGGCGGCGGTCGGGATCCCGGAGATCGCGAATCTCGACGAGATCGACCGCTTAATTAAGGAGCGGGACGATGCCGACGACTTAGCGGTCGTCGAGGCCCAAGAAGACCTTAATAAAAAGTTAGCGGCGGACGTCGCCCGGGAAGCGGAGCGAACGTTAGGAGGGATCGAAGAACCGCCGACGGCTCCGGAAGCTCCGGAAGCTACGGCGGCGGCTCCGGAAGCGGAAGCTCCGGCGGCGGTTCCCGAAGCTCCTCTAACGCCCGAAGAAGTTCCGGCGGCGGAAGCTCCGGCGGAAGAGCCGGGAGGCTCGGCGATACCCCGGATCCCGCTTTCGCCAAATATTATCGCGCTCCAAAAGATCGCGGCGGAAAAGGGGCCCGTTCCGTTTAAGACGACCGTCCGCGACTTTCGACGTCAGGCCGCCCTTCTCGCGGCGAAGGGGATGGAAGAGTTTACCTTCGGCCCGACCGAAATCTTTAAAACTCCGGCGGACCTTAAGGGAATGGTTAGCTGGCTTATACGGTTACAGGGGCAGCGTTAGAGAAAACGAAATGTATTCGATATGCCTTTTAATTCCTTAAAGACGACGATCGGCGATTTACGGCTCGTTTTAGCGCCCGGGATGGAAATCCCGAAGGGATCGGGCGCGATCGACGCTACTCCGGACGGTAAGGGAGCGGTTATTCCGTCCTACGAAACGTCGACCGAAGATTGGCGCGATCAGGAGAAGGGCGGAGGAGGCGGCGCGGGTCCGGGCGGTAAGAAGAAGCCGAAACCTAAAAAGGGCGAAAAAGGCGAACCGGGCGAACCGGGAGAGGGCGAGGGAGAAGGCGAGGGAGAGGGCGGTGAACCGGGCGAGGGCGAGGGCGAAGGAACGGGAGTGGGAGATCCGTCCGGAGCGGACGATCCGGAATACGATAAGCTCGGGGAGAAGTACGCCCATTCGGCCTCGAAAGAAGCGGACGAAGAGCGGAATAAAACGCTCGGGGAAGACGGGAACCCGATTATTCAGGACGAAGTCCGGAAAGCCGTTGAGCGGATACAGCGGAACCCGATTACCCGGATGTCGGAACTGCATCCCGGTTACGGAAAAGATAAACGCCTAAGCCGGGGCGGCGGCGCGGGCCGCGAGTTAAATCAGACCGGCTACCGACCGATCGAGACGGGACTCTGGAAAGCGGCGGTTCGGGACTGGTTTAAGAGCCGGGAAGCGGAAGTTTACGAGGATATGTGGACGCGGGAGGAAACTAAGCTCCAGAGCGTCCGCGCCCAGCTCGGCGAGATAAGCGGGTCGAACGTCCGGTTACCGGCCCGGAACGTCCCCGTAATGCGGTCGAAGATTTGTAAGATGGCGGTTTTCGTCGACGTCTCCGGTTCGGTTTTCGATATCGGGATTCAATTCGATTTTACCTCGATTCTAAAGAGCGTTAAGCCGGACGTCGCGGAGCTTTATATCTTTACCTTCGACGACGGGATCCGGCAGGGCCCGATGCGGCCGCATAATTACGTCCCTATGGAGGGAGGGGGCGGGACGAGCCCTTGGGAAGGGATCGCGGCGGTTTTAAAGCAGCCCTTCTATAAGGATATGGATGGATACATGATGCTAACGGACGGGGCGTTCGCGAATCCTCCGCCGAAGTTAATCGTACCGCCGAAGTGGTGCTTCGTCCTAACCTCTCAGCATTCGACCGAGGCGATTCCGGTGGGGTGTAAGATTATCCGGACCTACGTCGACGATCCGAACTGGATTAAGGGCCAGGAGGAGAAAGGGCGAGGGAAGGACATCTTCGCCGGGGTAGGCGTAAAGAAGTAAAAAAGAGAAGAGAATATGGATGAGGAACTAGTCGATCTTTCGGACATGGAGGTAGATCCCGAAGCGATTACCTCGGTTCACGCCCTCCCGGCCCTCGGTTTAGACGCGATGGAACGAATGGCTCGTATCTTCCACGTCGTAAACGCCCGTCCGGGTAGCGGGGAGGAATTAACGAATTCGCTCGGGGTTAAGAATACCCTTCTCGTCGACGGATCGAATTTTACCCCGGAACATCTCCACTCCCAGATTCAAGTTTTAAAAGATACGGCGGACGGGAAGCCGGTCCGGGTCGTCTTCCGGAATCTCGGCGCTTTACGGGAAGCGCATTGCTGGCCGATACAAGAGATTATGAAGCATCGGGGGGTTAACTCCCTCTGGTTCGTGGACGACGGAACCGGCGATATCCCTCTCAATATCGATCATAAGGTTCTAATGGAAGCGGAGATGGTCGACTCGGCGACCCTTCTCGACGCGGTCGCGTTCGGATGGGGGGCGAAGAACCCGTATAACGGGGAGCCGGTTACCCCCGAGGCGTTCGGAGGCTTAATTTAAAAGAAAACGGCGGAGGTTCGACCTCCGCCGCTTCTTTTTATTGGTTAAAATTATTTTCTCGGTCCGAGCGGATTTATTTCCTTCTTCGGTTCGGGAGTACCGGTCGTAATCGAGAGCGCTACCGCCGAGCCCGCCACTACTTCGACGTCGAGCGTACCGGTAAGCGCCGTCGTTCCTTCCCCGAGGTCGGCGTCCGCCTTAACGTTGATCTGGCAGGTTCCGATATCGACTCCGGCGACAGTCGCCGACAGTCCGTCGGGAGCGGCCTTTACGACGGCGACGTCTTCGCTACTGGAACTCCATTCCGGAGCGCCGTCGACTTTCGCCGGATTTCCTTTCGCGTCGACCGGTTGAATCGAGGCGGTTACTTGTTGGTCGTTTTGTAGGGCTAGCATGGTTACGTTTTTGGTAGTGACCCCGTTGTAGGTGATAGTCCAACGGAAGCCGGGTCGATCCGCCGTTAGATAGAATTTAAGCTCGCCGCTCGGGCCGAGCCGCTCGACTTTAAAGTTGAGAACGGCCCCTCCGAAACCGAGTACATCGTTCGTCACGTCCCTTAACTACTAACGAAGCTTTTTCCTTTAATCTATCTTCATCGGTAGTTTAATCGTAGCGTCAAACCTCGTCGCTATAATCCCTACTCCCCTATACCTCATACTACACGAAAAGATTAAATTATGGCAGCTATCCCCGTAATCTTCCAAGGCGTTCTGACTTATTCCGATACCCAAGTCGGCGGCGGTCCTATGCCCGGCGGTCCTCCCCCTACTCAACCGCAACCTCCCTCAAGACCGGTCGATCCCGGTTATGGATATCCCGAAAGACCGGTCGATCCCGGCTATGGGGTACCTATCCGACCGAAACCGCCCCAAGGGCCGGTCGATCCCGGTTATGGGTATCCGGAAAGGCCCGTCGATCCCGGTTACGGGTATCCTATCCGACCGGTCGATCCGGGTTATTCCCCGCCTTGGGCTCGACCGCCGGTCGACCCGGGTTACTCGCCGCCTTGGGCACGGCCTCGACCTCCTTACGTCGATATCGGATTTCCAATGCCGCAACCTCCTTGGCCTTCTCGACCTCCCCAAGGTCCCGTCGATCCCGGTTACGGCTATCCCGAAAGACCGGTCGATCCGGGTTACGGGATTCCCGAAGTTAGACCTCCGAAACCGGGCGGTCTACCGGGGCAACTCCCGGCCCAAGATCCGGAAGGTAGCGGTTGGGTCTGGTGTTTCGTTCCCGGTTATGGGTGGATGTGGGCCCGCGTTCCGCAACTACCGACCACGACTCCTCCCCCGAACGGAGGAAACGGCGGAACGACCCCACCCCCGACCGATCCGGAAGCGATCGGACCGGCCCACCCGATCCAGCCGACCGTTCCGGAACCTAAAGATAAAGAGTAAAATTTAACCCTTTAGAAAGAGGCCGCTCCTTAACCGGGGCGGCCTTTTTTCATTTTTAGAGGGCGCTCGTTCCTTCGAAAAAGCGTTCTAAGACGAAGCCGGTTTTGCAATAATCTTCGATATCCGGGAAATTGGCCTGATCGTACCAACGATCGAAGGCCTCCCCGTGCTCTTCCTTTAGCTTCGCGATAACGATAAAAAGTTCGTCCCTCGTCATACGATCCATCCCAGTTCCCGCGCCGTCGTCGATAAGATTTTCGTCATCTCAGGCGAGAGTTTAAAGCGTTCGGCGTTGTAGGCGATCGATTTATCGAGGGGGTTAGGGGGGTCGTGCCGCTCACCCGCCGCCTTCCAGTCGGCCAACATTTCTAGGATATCGAGGAGGCTCATATCGAGAACCCCGCCGGGGTAATGTTCGGGATGGTGGGAATTATGCTCGTAATGATGCGCGAGGGCCGGTTTCATTTCCCGGAGGGAAGCCCGGTACTCCTCGCTCCCGTATGTTAAATTTTTAAGCCGGGGAGTTAGCCGGTCGAAGGCCTCCTTCTCGACCGGCCCGAATTTCGATCGGTCGTGGACGAGGGAGCGATGGCTTAAATTAAATATGATAGCGTCGAGGTTCGAGGCGACCTTAAAAATATGCTCTTGGGTGTCGGGGGTACTGTCGTAACTCATAGTCCCTCTAATTATCTAGAACGCGGGTATTTATCGTCCATGCCTTACACGATTACTTATTCGCCGACGGCTGACAATCAGGTCAAAGAGTTCCTCCGTCAGCTTAACCTCCTCCCTCCCGTTACGGTTCAATCCCCGGGTACCTTACGGGTGACGGATGTTGTGGATGCGACGAGTCTGTTTAATCCGATGAAGGTTTCGGGGTTATTTACTTCCTTCGTTCCTTCCCTCGACCCAGCTCCGACTTTTCCGATTTACCTTTCTTCGGTTACTCCCCGGGTAGCGCGAACGAACGGAGCGCCTTTCTCGTTCGTCGTAAAAGGAGACGGGAGCGGGCGGTTCGATAGCGGCTGCGTCGTCCTCCTAGACGGGATCTCTTATCCGACGACCTTAACCGATCCGAATACCTTAACGGTCGCGGGACTCGATCCGACGACCTTAGGAGCCTCCCGGGTTATCCTCGTTACGGTCCAGGACAATACCGGCGGCCCGGCGATTACGAGTAATCCGCTTTATTTAGATCTCCGGGCGGCCTTAGGCCCCGCGCCGGTTCTAAGTAGCCTTTCGCCGTCGACCGCGAGCGCCGCGCTCGGGACGCTAACGCTCAATCTAGTCGGGAATAATTTCGTCGACGGGGATATCGTAAAATGGGCCGGAAAGACGAAGACGCCGACGTTCGTTAATCCGACCTTAATGACGGTGGTAGTACCGGCGTACGATCTAATCGTCGGGACCGTCCCGGTTTACGTCCGGGGCGTCGACCGTCAGGCCAGCGCGACGGTTAACTTTACCGTAACGGCTTAACTATCGTAGTCCGAGATTTCGTGCATCGTCTCGACCTTCGGCGTAATCATTTTCTCGAAGCTTTCCCGGAGTAACCGGGTAAAGGCCGGTTTCGAGATAATATGCTCGTCAAGGATGAGGACCGGCTCGCCCGGTTTAATCCTCGCCCGGGTAACCGCGCAAACCGCCTCGACCGAAAGGTACTGGACGTTAAGGAAATCGCTTAAAGCGGAGGACGGGTTCGTCCAGACGCCGAGGTTACTAACCGATCCGGCGATCGACGGAGGAGGAGTCCAGGTCGTCGGATAGGCCGTTCCGACTCCCGTAATGAGCGGAGGGGCGTTCGACGCGGGGAGCGGGTCTCCTACGTAAGGGTAGGTTGGATTAACGCTTACGTTCCCGCTTACGGCGTTTGCGCTACTAAAATTTAGACGTTCTCTTTCCATAAGGCGGAGAAATATACTCGTCGCCGAAAAGGAGGATATTTTGCGAAAAATAACGTTAGCGGTTTTAATCGCGGCGGGAACGGTAACGGTTAGCAGCAGCGCGGGGACGCCGCGCTCGACGCCGTCCGCCGCCGTTATCCCGATGGATCTAAGCCTCTATACGCCGGACGAGTTACGGATCTTCGGAATACGGTGCGATAACGAGATTTCCGCCGCCTTAGCCCGGGGCGATACGAATAGCGCGACCGGATGGGGGAAGGTGCGGTACGAGATAGCGGCGAGGCTCGCCGCGACTTCTCCGACTCCGGCTCCGCCCCGACGGAAGCGGGAAGAGGAGCGGACGTTACCGCCCGAATGGTACCGGACCCACGTTAAGGTATGGGACGCCGACCGGAAACATTGGCACTACGCGCCGGTCGCGGCGGAGAAGAAGGCCGAGCCGCCGAAAACGGTCGTTTTCCCTTCCCCGACGCCGCCGCCCGTCGCGGTTACGCCCGTCCCGACGCCGACGCCGGGAAACGCGCAGCTCGACGAGCTTATCCGGCAGTACCGCCGGTCGAAGGGCGAAACGCCTTAGCGTTTCTCGGTCTCGCCTTTTAACTTCGAGACAACGCCGTTTACGATAAAAAGATCGATCGCGTCCCGGGAATTTAGGCACATTACCCGGTGGTAGGCGCGTCGCTCATAGATACTCGTCTCGCCCCAGATTTTCATCATGGCGACCATAACCGGATCGTCGTCCGGAAGGATCTTCTTCGTTTTAACGTCGATTATCGCCGGTCGACAGCCGGGACAGTTATCATCGAACTCCGAGAGGGACATATCTCCTTATTCGTCTTTCGCCGCCTCGTGGAGTTCGGCGATTAAGCTCCCGTAGTAAACCGTGTGCATCGAGCCCCCTTCCCGGGCGGTCTTAAGCGCCTCGGCGGCCCGGTCGAGGAGGGAGGCTTGGGATTGGGCGAGATCGCGGAATTTCGCCGCCTGATCCGTCATATTCTTTAACTCTTCCTCTAGCTTCTCAATACGGTCTAGGTAGTCGATCTTATGATCGAGTTTTTTCGCCTCTTCGCTCTCTTCGTCGATGCTCATTCTTTAAGTAGCTCGACCGCTTGCCCCCGCTTCGTTAACCAGGCTTCGATTTCGAGCTTCGCCCGGGTCTCGTCGAAGTAGTACCGGGGCCATCCATCCGCCTCGTCGATCTCGTAGACGAGGTCGCCGGTCGGGAAAAGTTTCGCGATAAAGTTTCCCCGGTCGCAATAGGCCGGACGCGGTTCGATCGTTATAAGGCACTCCTTCCCCCGGATCTCCGTTAGCCGATCGTCTATTTTAATCCAGATCATTAGGATCTCCGGGAACGAAAACGCCGCCCTCCGGTTCCAGGCCTCCTCGGTCGGAGCGCTGGCCCGACATTTAGTACAAAAAATATGTTCCGCCGGATAAGAATCGTGGGGATGGGGGGTAGCGCGAGCGGCTTCGCCGCCGCAAAAGGGACAGTTTCCTAGCATTTTATCGTAATCTTTCCCGTTCGATCTTCGTCGTATTCGAGTACATCCGTTTCGTTAGTTCCCGGACCCCAAGAAGCGGTAACTCGCCGTACTTAAAGTTTGTCTTACTTTCGAAGAAGCCGAGGAAAGCGTCGAGGTTTTCTAGGTAAGCGGAATGGAATTCCATTTTCGTTACCTTAAGATCGCCGACGATTTCGCTTAGGTTCCAGCGCCCGCCGCCGGTCGGCGAGATCGCTTTCGTCTCGATTAACCAGTCGAAAAAGGACATCGCCGGATCCCCGCCCCGTTTATCGGCGTAGACGATCGGGAAAGAGGCTTTAATAAAGGGCTGAGAGTTTTTATTCTTCTCGACCTTCGCTTCGACGTAAACGCCGTCGGTCGTCTTCGATTCCGAGAACCATTGGAACCGGCCCTTCTTCGCGACGAAGAGCCTTAGCGTCGCCCAGAACTTCGGGGCGTACCCGCCGGGGGTCGTAAACGGATTATCCCACCGATTCGTCATGTTCATATTCGCCCGGACCTGATTAATGGCGATGAAGGCGCAAAGGGATTCCCGGACGAGGGTCTTAATCCGGGGAAGTTCGATCGCGTGAATCCGAGCGGCTTCCCCGAGGGTCCGGTCGCCCTCGTCGGATTTAAGGAGCTGGTTCGGTAAGGTCGCGGGCATCGAATCCCAGAGGATTAACGACTTCGCTTCCGGGACCTCGGCGACGACCTTTAGCTTCGCCTTAACGTCGACGTAGAAGGATTCGAGCGAATGGATAATACTATAGAGGAAGCATTCCTGATTCTGGAGGACGGATTTACCTTCGTCGAAGGTCTCCTCGTTATCGTAATAGATCCCGTACCCGCCCATATAGATTAGCGCTTCCATGGCCATCGAGGCGAGTCCGGTCTTAAACGACTGCTCGGGACCGAAAATCTCGCTAATCCGGCCCGCCGGGAAGCCGCCGCCGAGGATTTCGTCGAGCGGGACGATTCCGGTCGGGACGTAGAGCTTAACGGTCGTAAATTCGAGTTCTCCGTCGGCGAAGGCTTGCTTATAATTCTTTAGGCCGTTTTTCTTAAAAGCTCCGATGAGTTTCGCGGTTTCTTTAAAAGGGATTCTAGCGGCGTCGGTATTCATAAGAAGTACAGAAAAAGGGCGTCGGGTAAAACTTACTCCGACGCCCTTATAGAACGGGGAACGGGGGGAGAGATTATCTTTTAACCGAGGCCGCTTTTAGGCGGTTAAGAAGGCCGCTCTTTACCGCTTCCGAATCGGGTTTAATAACCGGTTTAACGGAGCCGCCGTTCTTCCCGTTCTCCAACGGTTTTTCGACGGTCTCGGCGACGGTCTCGGCGATCGGAACGGTTTCCTCGGCTTTCTCTTCGACCGGCGGCGGAGGAGGCGGAACGGTAACGGCGGGTTTCGGAACGACCGCTCGTCCCCCTATCCTCGACATCGGGACCGGCCCGATCGGAGCCCGGGGCGAGGGCGGCGGGGATTGGGTAGTATGGGTTTGGGGAGGATAGTAGCCCGGAGAGGAAGCTTGGGGATGATAGCCCGCCGGAGAGGACGACGTCTCCGTTCCGTTTAGATAGTTATCCCAGGCGGTCCGTAGCTCGTCGGCGGTAGGGAGCTTATAGCGTTCGTCGAGGTTAAACCCGGCGGCGATAACCTTGGCGATCCGTTCGTCCCGGTTTTCTCCCGTAAGGATCGGGACGGGCCGGGGGGCGGTTATAACCTTGTAGCGGGTAAGAAGGTTGTCGCCCTCTTTCGTAACCGTAAAGGCGGTCGCGGCGGTCGGCTCGAAGATGTTAATATTCTCTTCTTCGAGAACGGTCTCGAAGACCTGAACAATGGGACCGGCGACGCTCTTCGGGGCCTCGAAGATCCGGGGAATTTCTTCCCCTTTAACGAGGATATTAAAGGCGTACTTCTCCTGGGCCCGGGCGGAAGAGATCCGCTTTTCGAATTCGTTAATCTGGACCCCAAGCGCGGCGGCTTCGTTCGGGTTAGATTTCGCCTTCTCGTCGCATTCCGCCTTTAGCGAGGCGAGTTCTTCTTCGAGAACGAGAAGTTGCTCGCAAATATAGCAGGAGTTCGCCTCCGTAATATTCGAACAGCTATACCGGCGTCCGAGAAAGTGGGTCGCGATGGGGTGAATCCAAACGCCTCGCGACGAGTATTCGGATAAAAGGACGAAGAAAGTAGCGGGACGGTTCGCTTCGAGTTTAAAAAAATTATCGCGCCGGTTAGTAATGACTTTACCGGAAATCGCGGCGTATTTCGCTTTGAGTTCGTTTATGTCCATTTGATTTTCAAGAAGTTTGTAAGTGGAGCGGCAGTTTTTATAAGAGATCGTTCTTTAGCTTCGTTTTTCTTTTAATCTTAGAACGGGGATCGGGAGAATTTAACGTTTAGAATTAGGGGGAGAAGAGCCGTTTAGGCCGTTCCGCCGCTTCCGGCTCTCTTTAAGAACGGTAAGGACTTCGTGCGGGGCGTCGTTCGTTTCGGTTTCCGGTTTCGCGCTTCGTTCATAACGGTTTTCGAGGATAAATCGGGTCGGTTTCGCTCCGCCCCGGCCCCGATATTCGGCGAGATACGAGGAGTAGTCGCGTAAAAACGCCCAGTCGGGCGTATAACCGTCGAGGATATTAACGATCCGGCCCCAGAGGGAGGCGAGCTGCGTCCCCGATTCGTAAAGCTTCCGGTCCGAAGGCGACGGGTTCTCTTTAAGGGAACGGAGGCTTTCCCCGAATTTCGAGAGTTTCGTCCGGGTCTCGACGAGCGATTTTTCGGCTTCCGCTAGGGAACTCTCGTTCATTTCTTTTCCGGCTCGGATAAAATAGCGTTTTGCCGATTCGGAGAAAGAGAAATAGCGTTTATGCCACCTAGCGGATTTTACCCGCCATTCCAGTAGGGCCCGCTTCCGTTTTACCGGATCGGGATCGAACGCTTCGCCCGGGGCCGCCGGAGCCGCCGCTCCCGCGCCGCCCGGAGCCGCCGGGCCTCCGCCCGCCGCGCCTAAATCGAGTTCCGGTCCTTCCGGAACCCCGAAATCTTCCTCGCCTCCGGGCATTCCTCCTCCGGGCATTCCTCCGCCGCCGCCCGCCCCGCCCCCTTCCGCGCCCGCCGGAGGCGGTAAAAGCGAGCCGATCGCGATTATATCGACGAGTTCCGGCGGTAACGGGAAAAACTTCGTAAAGACCATCCGGAGCCACTCCTCCTTGGGCGCTTGGATATTCGTCCCTAAAGCGATAACCTGATCGGCGAGGGTGGCCTGGGCGGTAAGAAGCTCGATTTGCGACTCGGCTTCGAGCGCGACAATATTCGACATCTTAATCCGGAACGGTAAGAAAGGGTTCTTTCCGAGGAGAGCTAAGTGGATCCGACAGGCCTTATCGTACCCCTGCATAACGACCGCCCGAAGCGTCTTAATCGAACGCTGGAAGCGGAGGTCCTGCATGTAAAGGGGCGACTTCGGGGAGAGGCCCTGGTTCTGGTCCGGCTGGGCCCCGAGGTACTCGGGCGGGATATTCATCATCGACCCCAGTTGCCTTAGGAGATACTGAATATCCTCGATATCCGGGATATCGTGGTCGCCGTCGAGCTTCCGGAGATCCGTCTGCGAGTCCTTACGGGTCGGGAGAACAATGATATCGTCGATCGACCAGGGGTTATTACGCGGTTCGTACTGTTGGTTCCGGGCGTCGATAAGCCGGTTGGTCCGCATCTTGTTTATCCACTGGTTTACCATGCGCCAGACTTCCGGGACCCCCGCCGTTCCGGTATCGATCTTTACGAGGTAGCGGGTCGGCTGCATCTGGAGCCGGTAGATCGACATCTGATCCTCGGCCATCCGCAGCCGCTTGTAGGTCTGGACGGCGGGCTTAAGGAGCGACTGCCCGTAATCGGATTTCCGGTCGTCCATCATGAGCCTAAAATGGATAAAGTCCCAGGGCTTATGTAACCGTTTCGGGTCGTTCTCATCCCCCCAGATTACCGCCTCCGGGGTCGGCGAGGGCGGCTCGTCCTCGTCGACGAAGCCGATTAACCGCTTAAACTCGTCCGAGAAGCGTTCGACCTTTTCGACGTCCCGGAAATGCCACCCATGGATCCCTTCGGGCCCTAGATGGAGACGCTCGAAGTTATTCCCGTAAGAGATAACGGCCTTGAATTGGGAGCGGATAACGTCCTCCATCGCGAGCCGCCCGACGATGAATTCGTTTAGTTCTTTCTCGGTCTCGGTATTCCCGCCCTCGACCCAGAGGGTCGCCGGGGAAGCCTGTTCCGTTTGGAGGCATTCCTCGACGATAATCCGGATCCCGGCGGCGATCGGCGAATAGTTAACCATCTCCGACCAGTCCTGCAGCTGTTGCTGAAAGGATTGGCCGTCGTTTACCCGCTCCTGGTACCAATCGCGGACGCTCTTTCCCGAGGCCATCCGCTTATCTCGGTTCGCCGGGTTTAACGCCATCTTTAAGGCGTTCGCGTTATACGGGGCGAGCTGCCCGTAGCCGAAGATCGTTAGTAACTTCCCGACCCGGGAAAAGTTCGTGGGGTTTTTAATAAAGTCGTCGGCCATATACGGGTTACCTTATATTTACCCCGAGAGGAGATATGTGGGATACGAAAGCGATTGGACGGGGGTTAGCGCTCCCGGATTTAGTTTTAAGGTCCGAATGGGATCGGACCCGGACGGTCGCGCTCGCCCCGCTTCTAGAGATCGCCTTCCCCCGGGCGGTCGAACGGCTAGACCGGACGCTCCGGCGGTTACTCCCTCTTTTCCCCTCGGATCCGACGCTCGCCCTCCGGGTCGAGGTTTTCGCGAGAGGGCTCCGGTACGAGATCGATAAGGTCGACGGGAGCGTCTTAATCTCTTCCTCGGATAACGAGTTAGAGCGGGCCCTCCATTACGGGACCCGGGAGATTCCGACCGTCCGCCCGATCCATACCCTCGTCGGTTACTTAACGGAATCGGTCGCCTTATCGACGATCGTCTTTACCTCGAAAAACCGCTTACTCTAGTTCCGGAATCGTAGCGGGTATTTACCGGGCGAATTTATGAAAAACCCTTCCGCCGCCGTTTCGGAAAAGCTTAGTCCGATTACCCCGAACCAGATCCTCGCCGGGTTACGGGAGATCTCGAAAGGCCGGGCGAGCGTTAAGGAGATGGCGAAGGCGCTCACCGAAGCGACGGTTAATTTTACCGATTTTACGACCGGCTCGAAGGTTTACATCGTCGCCGGGCCGGGCGCGGGTTACCGGGGGATCCTAAAGGAAATTAAGCAGGGCTTCGCGACCGTCTCCGGGAACATGGGGAACTTTTGGTTTGTACCCTGTATCTTCCTTACGAAAGACGAGAATCCGCCGACCGGGAATAAGAACGCTTACGGCGATAACGCCGGAGCCTTAGCCGGGAACGCGAGCCGGAACGGGACTCTCTAAAAAGCGATATTTTCTTCACGAGCTAAGGGCCGGGGTAAGACGACGTGCATAAATCGGTCTCCCCGGCCCCTAGTTTTTCGGGGACCGTTTAAGGGCGTTTCCCTTTCTTCCGGTCTTCCTCGGTCGAGCTTTTCGTTTCGTTAACCGCGCCGGGTTGAGTCGGGTTACCGACGTCGCCCGCGCCGCCGGTTCCGCCGGTCTGGGCTTGCGCTCCGCCGCCCGCTTCTAGCTCTTTAATATGGACGAGAAGTTCGTCGGCTTGCTCCTTCGAGGGGACGGTTTGGAGGACCCTCCCGTCTTCCAGGATTTGGAACTCCATCGGGTTTATCTCTTTAACTTCGTACTCTTTCGCTGGTTGCTCTTCTTTCTCTTTGCTCATAGTATTCTAAAATTACGTTCGAATTCCCGCCTTTGCCGGGTTCGGTATTTAGCGGGAATAATGGGCGCGGCGGATCTCTTAACTCCCTTCGGAATCTACGGCAGCTACGACCTCGCCGTAAATAAGTGGATGAGGAAGGTAATGACGGCGGTCGAGCCGACGACCCTCGTTATCCAGTCCACTCCCCAGCGGGCCTTCGGCGAGGCGGCGGCCATGGTCGCGAAGGGGCTCGTAAACCCGGAGACGACCCTCCCCGCTTCGAAAGGGAATAATAACCTAAACCGGGAAGCGCTCGTTCCGCTCCCCCTCGTCTCTATTCAGCCGGGCGCTCCCGAACCCCGCGAGAACCAGCGTCTAACCCCGGTCCCGAACCTTTTCCGGACCTCGCTCCCCGGGACCGACCCCTCGCAGCGGGAACGCTACGTCTCCCGGCCTCCGCTTCCGATCTGGTTAACGTATACGGCGGAGCTATGGACGAAGACGCGGTCGACGATGAACGCCCTTATAACCGCCTTCCAACTCCAGTTCGATCCTTATATGGCGTGGGACGAAGTCGTTATCGACGATTGGTTCTGGGGGACGGTTTGGATGCCAATAAAGCTAAACGGGATTACCGATAACTCCGAGCTAGAAGCCGGGGAGAAGGACCGGACCTTACGGCATACGATTAGCCTCCGGATTGAGGCCTGGGCGTTTTATCCTCCGGAGAAGGATCTTACCGTCCATAAGACAACTCTCGATACGCTCGTCTCCCATCTCCAGGACCTTTACTACGTCGAGCCGGTCCATTTCCCCGCAATCTATCTAGAGGCTCCTTCGAAGAGGCTTTTTAAGATCGCCGCGACCGCCCGGGGGGCGTTAAACGTAATCGCGGTCGGGGCTCCCCCGAACCCCGTAACCCACTATTTCGGAAAGAAGATCCTCGTCTTTAACCGGGGCTTCGTCCTCGACCAGTTTTCGACCGCGCTCCCGCCGAACGTTAATAACTGGGCGTACGATTATAACGGGAACGCGAATCAGGCCGGTCTTACCGCTTCCCGGGTCTTATCGTCGCTCGATACCTTACCGCCCCTTTTTATCTCCTCGGGGCAGACCTTCCTTCTCGGCGGGTCCGGTTTTTACGTCGAGATCCTTCTCCGCCGCAACCTTACGCTCGGGTTCCGGCCCCGTTATTTACTCGACGCGAACGAAGAGCCGGTCCCGCCGAAGCTCCCCTACGAAGTCGCGATCCCTTAGAGAAAGGCGTTCCGGGGGGAATCGGTTAGTTTAGGGTATCGGCGATTCTCAAGACCACTCGGTCGACGGTCTCGTTACTGGTTCCGGGTTCGATATCGATTTTAATGTAGCCCCCGACGGACGGAGCTAAATCTACTTCTTTGCACTGCGCGCCGTTGTAGATGTAAAGGGCCTCAAAGCTTTTCCCGAACGAGTTAAAGACGGTAGCGGTTTCCGCCCGGTCTTTTCCGAAGCTAAACATCGACAGCGTGGAGAAGGCGAGGAGGGAAGTGACGAGTAATTGGATATTTTTGCTTTTCATACCGTATACATTTCGTGACGGTTTTTTAAACTCGGGTCGCCCGTAATTAAGGGGCGAGATATGCCGACTCTTTACCCGACCGGGCTCGACGCTCCCGCTAATCCGACCCAGACGACCTCGATGGCCGCGCCCGGGTTCGAGCACGACTTACAGCACGTCAATATTAACGACGCGATGCGGGCGATCCAGTCCTACCTCGGGACCACCAACTCTCCGGTCCCGGCCTCGATTACCTACGTCAGTAATAACAACTCCGCGAATATTACCGTTCTCCAGGGGTCCGTTTCGACGCTCAATCAGCAGCTGACGATTACCAACGCCAACGTCACGGCCAATACCAATACCCTCTCGTCTCATACCGCGAGTATTAGCAACCTCATCGCCACGAAGCTTAATCTCGCCGGGGGAACCCTTTCGGGGGCGGTTACCGTCTCCTATAAGCCGCCCGCCGTCTCCGCGTCGCTCTACCTCTCGGCCCAGGTTCTCGTCTCGAATACCGGTTCGGGCGATTCGCCGCCCTCGATCGGCTGGGCGGCGGTCGGCGCTCTCGGGATCGCGATCTACGCGAACGCGAACGGTCTTAATACGATTACCGGGACCGGCGGCTCGACCCTTATTATCGATAACGCCGGTCGGCTTAACCCGCTCTCGATCCCGGATAATACCCTTCCGGCGAGTAAGCTCGTAAACGCGAGCGTTAATACCGCCGCGCTCGCCGCCGCTTCCGTAACCGGCCCGATTATCGCGGCGGGAGCGGTCGATCCGACGAAGTTTTCGGCGAGCGTTTCTAACTGGGCCCGGGATAACGCCGGGGTTCCGGTCGGGACGATGGTCCCCTTCGCCGGACCGAATACTTCGGTCGTTTTTCCGAATTGGTTACCCTGTATCGGATCGGCGATTAGCCGGACCGCTTACTCGACGCTTTACGCTTATCTCGGGGGATACTGGGGGAACGGGGACGGGTCGACGACCTTTAATATTCCGGAAATGCGCGGACGGTTCCCGCTCGGGGCGTCCTACTATAATACGGCGACCGGGACCTGGTTAGCGAATCCGGGTCCGGGAACGACGGGAGCTTATCCGGGGACCGTCGGAGGCGCGGAGACCCACGTCCTTACGACGGCGGAAATGCCGAGTCATGCCCACGGGGTCTCCGACCCAACTCACGCCCACTCGATTTACGATCCGGGGCACGCCCACTCGATTTCCGATCCGGGGCACGCCCATAGTTTAGCTCAAAACGCCCATACCCACTCCGACGCCGGTCATACCCATGTTTATAGTCAAGCCCCTATTCCCGGCCCCCAGATCCAATCCGGCGGGGGCGATTGGGCGGTACGCCCGGTAGCGGCGAATACCGGAGTCGGTTACGCTAATATTCAGGCCAATACGATCGGGATCGGCGTTTACGCGGCGGGAACCGGGATCGGGATCTACGGGGCGGGAACCGGGATCGGTATTTACGCGGCGGGAACCGGGATTAGTATCGCGGCGGCGGGCGGCGGCGCGGCCCACTCGATTATGCCTCCCTTCGCCGGGGTAACTTATATTATTAAGGTTCTTCCGAACTAGAGCGCTACTCTAGGAAATTCTTAAATTCCTCTAAGCGGGCGGTAATCGTCGCCGAGTCGAGCGACTCCTGGAGCGAGAGGGTATCGATCGTCGTAATCGTTAGGGCGGCGGGGATAAGCGGGATCGCGAGGTAGTCGCCGGAGAGAACCTGCCGATAAGTATGGAGGTCGGTCCGGAGTTCCTTTAATTTTGCGCTTTGGAGGAGAGAAAGCGCTTCGGTATAAAAGGCGTTCGCGAGTTCGTCCGGGTTAGCGTCGGTTAACATATTCCGGTACCCGAGGGCGACGTCGTCTTCGAACCAGTAGGCGTAGGGCGCTCGTACGAAAAGGGTCCATAGATTATAGACCGACGACCGCCCGTACGGACGGACGTAGAAGATATCGGAAAGTTCGCTTAAGAGGTTCCCCGCGAGATCGATATCCCCGTACCATTCCGCCGGGTAAACGAGGAGGTCGTAGGTCTCCGGGGCGAGGAAGAAGGGGCGCTGCCCGAGGCCGTCGAGCGGGAAGGGCGAGTTCCCGTTCCGACCGTTCCCGTTCCCGTTCCCGCTACCGCTCATGAAGTCTGGACGACGGTAGGGGGTTTCGGCGCGGGAGGGGTTACCGGCGTCGCGAGGCCGCCGCCGCTTCCGCCGAGGCTTTCGTTTCCTCCTCCTTCGTTTCGTCTAGGATCGCTAACATCATCCGCCGCTCCGGTACCGTTAGTTGAAAGGCGTTGCTGATCCGGCCCAGGTACACTAAGTAGAACACCTCCCGGCAACTCTGTTCGAATTGTTCTGGACCGAGAACGAAAAAAGTCCATCGTTATGGGGATGAAATCTTCGTAGGTTTCGTTACATTTAGGGCACCGGATCGTTAGCCGCGAGTTTAATCCCGGGGCGTTTAGCCGGAGGGCCCGGATAATTTCCTCCCGTTCGTCGGTCGGCATATCCTTAAAGAAGGTCCGGGCCTCCTCTAAGGTCGCCGGTTTTTCCCCGTTCGCGGTTAGGAGAGCGAGACTTAGGCGGTTGAGCTGGTAGTCGTTATCCTGGGCGTCGTCGGTAATAATCCCTTTCGCGGCCCGGTTCCGCGACATCCTTAGGCATTCCGTATCCTCGCCGAGGGAGAGGAAGCGCATATCGATAACGTTCTCGTTAAAGGTCGTAAAGGTCGCGAAGCCCCGGAAATCTTCCGGGTAGCGGTTCTGCGGTAAATGGTCGGGGATCTTAAGGTTATGGGTCTCCTTCTCGCCGCACGCCGTACAGGTCGTCTCGAACGTATGATATTGCTCCGGGTAGGTTAGGGCTCGCGCCGTCATTACGATAAAGGCCGAGTCTCCTTCGAGAAGGTCGCCGGGGTTAAACCCTTTCGGCCAATCGACTAGTTTCGAGAGTAGGAGGCAAAGCTTCGCGTACTGCTTCGCGGTATTCTCGCCCGCCGTCCCGAACATTAACGACTCGATTTCGTAGGTAAAGGCCCGGACGTTAATTATCCCGCCGCGTAGTTCGGGGAAAGCGCGGTAGGGATAACCGGAGGTCGGGAGGGTAATCGTCCGGTTGGTCGGGCCGGGCGGTTTTTTAAGCTTTAGGGACATAGGAGAGGAGTTTTTCTATTTTTCGGTTACGTACGGGAAGCCTGAGCGACGGGGACGCTTTGAGTCGTAGCGTTCCCCGGGAGGACGCTCGCGACCGGGAGGGCGAGGTCGACGGTAAATTCGACGTTCGTCAGTACCATCGATCCGTAATCGTTCCCGAGATCGAACCCGGTCGTCGTAACCGACGACGGCCACATCCCCTGCAGGATCCAGGTCCCGTACTCGGTCTCGTCTCCGGCGGCGGTATTGTAGGTGTAGTACTGGGAGATAATCCCGTTTACCTTATAGCCGTTATTAAGCGCTCCCGAGAGGTCGGGGAGCGGGAGAGCGGCGGAAGGGGCGACCGGGTCGAGGGCGGTCCCGGTCGAGTTTAAGCGGATCCCGCCCGGTAGTAGCCCCCAGCGGTAAAAGAACTTAAAGGTATCGGCGGCGATAAAATTATTGAAGACGCAGGAGCAGGGCCCGAAGGTCGTATAACCGCCGTAATTTACCGGGATATTATTTATCCCGATCGTCTTCCGGGTCTCGGTCGAGATCGAAGGAGGAGTAAAGGAGACGTCGAGCGGGTAAACGTCGCCCGCGAGCGCTTTCCCGATCGCCGTAAGATAGCCGGTATCGTCGGGAAATTGGGATTGGAGGACTTTAACGAGGTTACCCGTCGTTATCCGGAGCCGGGCGTTATTCCGTTTAACCGGCTCGATAAACTTGCCGTTGGCGCTAGCGATAAGGTCGACTAATCCGGCGATCGGCATAAAAAATATTCCTAGTGTTCGAAGAGGGCGATATGACCCCGCCGGACCATTACCTTGATATGCGGGTTCCCGGCGATGTCGGTTTCCGGGACGTCCCGGCTCCCGCCCGCTTCGAGGACCAGGGTCCGGCCCGGGAGGGTTAGGTAGAGGGTTTGCGCGCCAGTATTCAAGATTCGGAAGAGTTTAGGTTTCGGAGTTTCGGAGTTCTTCGCGGGGATCTCTTCGGGAGAATTTTCGTCGTCGTTCTTTCGTACGCCCATATTTTAAATAGAACGCTTTTTTTCATTTAACACCCGGAGAGAATATACGGGGTGCAAGTACCGCTGACGGATTCCGATTTCCCCCTCTTAAAGAAAGGCGATCTCCTTTCGGTCTTCGAAAAGGGGAAGTTCTATCCGGTAACCTTTATCGGATGGAGCGATCGGTCCCGGAACGGGACCTGCATGATCCAGGTCGACGGGAAGAATACCTTCTACGCTTCGGCGAAACTTTTTAAGTTCGGCCTCGACATCGAGACGATGCACGAGGTAAGCGGCTGGGACGCGTAGGGAAAGCCCCCGAAATGTAGGGGGTATATGAAACTAAATAAATTGAAAAAGGGAATTCTTCTTCTCGTCGCTAGCTTTACCTTCGCCGCCGGAGTCGCCCGAGCGGATCTAATTACCGGAACTCGGGGCCATTCCTATACGGGAATGACTAAGTTAATCGGAACTGACCATCTGCAAATGTGGTTTAACCGGGGCTGGTTCCTGCTCGACGTTTTTGACGACCGGGGGATCGAGGTTATGACCGGCTATTACAAGCGCGAATCGGCGATAAACGCGGAGGATATCGCGGCTTTATCGGCCCGGAACTTACCCGGCTTTTACGCGTCGCTCGACGCTTGGCAGCCGTCAACTAAGGATTCTAGCGGCGGAATGACGATGGTATCGAAGGATTGGAATTACACCCTCGTTAACGGACTCGCCGATTTCGGAGGCGGAACTTTCCTTCCGTATCTTGGATTCGCTAACCTAGACGGGATCGCTTACCTCGCGAACCATCCGACCTTAATTCAGGACGCGATCGCGCAGTTTCAAACCCGCTTTACGAATCGCTAAATCGGGAGAGAGAGAGAGAGACGCTTAGAGCCCGACGGGAATCCCTTGGGGACCGGCTTTCGAAGGATCGGAGGTCCCGTCGGCGTCGCCCGGATAAGCCCGGTCGACCGCGAGAGTGCAGGAGATTAGGACGTTCTCCCCCATCCCGTCCATATCGAACGCGCCCATATCCAAGTTCGTCGGCCAGATCCCCTGTAGATACCAAGTCCGAGAATGCCCCATAATATCGGCGACGCTTACCGCGTTCGGCGGCCCGAGATAGAGCATCCCGGTCATCTTATACTGCGAGGCGAGCCCGATCGTTAGGTTCCCCGGGTTCCAGATTAACCGGCGCCAGTTGTAGAGAATCTGGGCGGTAGCCCGGTCGAGGTAATCGTGGACCTGCATATTGAGGTCCCCGAAGTCGGCGAGCGACCCGGCGTAGGTCCGCGACTCGTTATACCACCGGATCCTCTGTACCGGGTTCGACTCGACCGGGAACGGGAAGGTCTTAAGCGAGAGATAGAAATCCGAGGCGCTTAAACCGGGAAGGGTCGTCCCGTTAATTTGTACGAGCCAGTTATTGGTCCGCTGGGGTTCGAAACCGCCCTGGGCCGCGAGAATAGTGTTACCTTCGATGGGCATAGCTTTAAGTACCGGTTTAACCAAGTTGCGGAGCGGAGAGGTCGGCCCCGGAAGCGTTAACGGAAAATTGGATAATAATTTTCTCCGCCGATTTCGTCGGGATGAGCATGATCACTCCGTACATCTCGTTATTATTCCGGCGGTAGGGGGTATTGGTCGTCTCGTCGCAGATTATTTTATAATCTTCCACGCCCCGGCGGGCCTTTATATCGGCCATGTAGGGCGAGACGATCGATTTAAACTCGTTCCATAGGACCTGATCGTTTTGTTCGAAGACGAGGACCCGGGTCGCGTTCGAGAGGACCTTCGCGGAGTAAAAGATGAGGCGCTGGACGTTAATCCGGTCGAGCGCGGAAGGGAAGCGCTGCATTGTGCGCTGCCCGTAAATGGTAATTCCGTCGAGCGGAAGGTCGACGAGCGGGTTAACCGCGTTCCCGTTCCCGGGGCCGTAGATAAATTCCCGGTCGCCGAGGGTCGGGCGGTATTCGAGGGCGAGGGCCGACCCGCACCGGGCCCGGTTAACTCCGGCGGGGGCGAACCAGGCTTCCCCGACCTGATCGTTGTAGGCGATCGCCTGTAAAACGAACCCGACCGGCGGGACCCAGACGTTCTGGGCGTTATAGGCGTCGTAGATCTGGACCCAGGGCCAGTACAGGGCCATCTGCGAGTTATTAATAAGAACCGAGGGCGTCGAGCCGCCCGCTTCGAAGGCTCCGGCGGCGTTGTGCCAGTCGACAATCTCCTGAGCGTTGAGCCCTTGGGGGCCGTGGATAACCCCGAGGCAATCGCCCCGGATCCCGACGATCGTATTAATCGCCGTAACGACGGCGGGCGAGGTATAGCCGGGCGCGGAGAGCATCGAGATATCGACGGTATCGATATCCGCGTACGACCAGAGCCCGGTCGCGAACCCGGACTGGATCTCGCCGATAATCTCGGCGTCGCCCGGAGGAGCCCCGTCGTTTCCGTCGGCGAGCGCCTCCATTACCCCGACCGACGGGTTATCGCCGGTCGTATTGGAGGGCTGATTCGTATTAAGGGTATCGTAGGCGACGGTAACGAACTGGGAGGTACCGTTAATAACGGAGTCGTAAAAGCGGTCGGAGGTCGGGTCGGTTACGAGGCCGTCGTAGGTCTCCTCGGTAATCATCTGGTTGCCGATAATCTGATAAACGACCAGCATCTTCGCCCCGTTAATAAAGGAGTCGACGATCGAGACGTTAACCGCGTTCCCCCATTCCCCCTCGTTTAGGGCGCTTACGGTTAAAACGGAGTCGAAAACCTTGGTCGCGGTTGCCGCGCCGGAGCCGACGACCCGCCCGAAGACGAGCTGCCTCCCCTGCTGTAAATAGAGGAGGGCGGCGTAGGGGGCCTGGTACTCCGGGGAGGGGTTTCCGTAGATCGAGACGAACTCCTGTTGGGTGGTAATGAAAGTTGGGAGGTTGAAGGTATTATTATCGCCTTCGTATTTCCCGAGGACCGGCCCCTTCGTCGCCGCGCCGACGACCCCGCAGGTCGTCAGCGAAATCGGGGCGGCGTAAGCCGAGTTATCTTGGACTTCGATGTATACGCCGGCAGCGATATAGGTGGCCATGCGGGAAAAGTACCGGCCCCCTAAAAAACCGAATCACGTCCCCGCTCTACGTTCCCGCCGTCGGCGGGATCTTTAAGGCGTCGAGAACCGCGCTAATCGTCTCCCGGGAAGGGATCCGGAGCGAAAGGTACCGGGGATCGACTCCGCCGGTTAGGTAGGACTTCGTCGGGGCGGGCCGGGGCCCTTCGATCCCGGTAAGGGAAGGCCGGAGGACGTCGGTCGCGATCCAGTGGACTACGATCCAGGACGACGGTAGCGCCCCCCAGAACTTTAGGTCGACCTCGCCCGCTTCGTCTAAGGGATAAGGGGAAAGATCGGTAAAGGTTTCGGCGAGAAGGTTCCGGACGTAAACCGTTAGGGTCGTCTCGGTCGTTACGAAGGTTAAGCCCTTCGAGTTATCGACGTTATAATTCTCGCCGGTCGCGTAGGACGTCGCGTAAAAGGTCGGGCGTCCGTCCGCCGCGAAGATCGTCGGCGACTTCGCGTAAGAAGCGTAGCCGTAGAGCTGGGTGAAGGGGTTCTGGATATCGTTCGCCCGCGCTATTACCCACCATAGGTCCGGCGTCCCGTATTCCCGGACCGAGAGGAAATCGAGCCGGAGCCCGTCGAGGTCCCGGATTTGGACCCAGGTATCATCGAGGGCGGGCGGGAAATCGACCGCCCGCCAAGGGCCATAGAACGGCTCCCCCGAAGAGGCGTCCTGGTAGATACGGGTCCCGACGTAGCGGGAGAGGGAAGGGACGAAAAGGGAGACCGGAGCGATCGTACTAGTATTGCTAATCATTGATAGCCGGAGGAAGTTTTCGTGGCCGTGAAAGTGGTATTGGTCGAAGTGGTAAGCCCGGTCGTCGCGTCGTAACGGGCGACGTTATCGTTAACGACCGATTCGGGGACTCCTTTCGTCGACCCGATATCGTAGAAGTAGGGACCGGAGGGCGTTCCGGTCGTCGGGTCGACGTTCTGGTAGCGGCGGATCTGATTATTGACCTCGTCGGGGTTATTAAGATCGAGCGGAAGCCCGTAGGCCTCGGCGATATTGGCGCTCGTATAGGTTCCGGTCTTCTGGGTAACCTCTTGGCTCGTAGCGGGACCGGGAGCGAGACCGGCGTCGCGTTGGGCGATATTCTGGACGCCTTCGGCGGAAAGGATCGAGGAAGTCGAGGGAGACGAGGGGGTCGAGGAGGGGGGCGGCGCGGCGGGAGCGGCGGGGTTGGTATTCTGTCCGACCCAGATCGCATACGGATTATTAATCGGTTTTATTTCGGAGATCCCGGACATGGTCTGGAGGACCGAGGGGTTAATCGCCGCGCCGTCGGCTCCGGTGGCCTGTTTCGGATCGTTAAGCGCGGTAAACTCGGTCGGGGTAAAGTTTAGGTCGACGTCCATCTCGGTCGGCGACCCATCCCAATCGTAGGGCCCGGAGAACTTAATATTAACCGATCCGAAGTAGCCCATAACCCGGCAGTAGGGCCCGATCGTTAGGTTACAGTTCGGCGGAACCGAGCCCGCCCCCGGATCGTTCGTCGGAGGGAGGGTTAGGGCGTAGAGAAGTTTCGCGAGGGTTATTAGGTTATTCCGAACCGTTTTCGTCGCTTTAAGCGAGGCGAATAACCCCCACGACATATCCTCGGTACTCGAATAGTTAACGATCGCGTTATTACACCCGGCGACGACCTTAACCGAAAGACTAATATCGTCGATCGTCGTATAGCTATACATTACCCACTGGGCCGAGGTTAGGGGGAGGGGATGCTTCTCGTAGTTCGCGGTTACCCCGAAAGAGAGGCTTTCCGGGAGGTATTCGAACTCGACGGTTACGGCGACCGTATCGTCGGCGAAGGCGTTCGCCGAGACGGTTGAGATCCGGATCGTCGGGTAAGTTTCGGCGGCGACCATTTGGGTTATCGGCGCTTCTCCGACGACGGTAATAGGAGGTAATTCGATAGTATCGGCCATTTTTTAGACTACCCGGTAAAGTTCTTCCGCCGAGTCGGGGAGAAGGGAAGGGCCGAGGAAATCCTTCCGCATCTGGTGCGAGAAGTATTCGCGGGAACTTCGGCCCGAACTTTTCATTTCGGTTAACATCTCTTTCTGGGTATCGGGGAGTTTATGAAAGTCACCCTTTTGAAGGTCGCGGAGATGGCGTTCGAAGAGGCGGGTACTAATACTCGTCGAGGGGGGAGGAGTCTGGACGGTGGAGACGTGGGTACTAAGTTTAGAGCGGAGGGCGAGCGCCGCCCGCGAGGTCGACTGCCCTTCGTCGGCTTCTTTATGCCCGGGGTTAACTTCGCCGTGCCCTAGGACGGGGGTATTCGGGTAACGGGCGGCGATAAATTCGGCGAACGATTTTCGCTGGGCGTCGGTTATATCGGCGTCGTCCTTCGCGATGATCTCCATCCCGATAATGTTTTTATTACTAAGCCCGGATCTTGGATCGCTACTTTTAAAGAATTTGGACCCGGAAAGGATATTGGCGGCCCCCGCTTGACCTATTTGGGAGATGTTGCCTTCCCGGTCCATTGCAAATTCGACCCCGAGACCCCGTTGATGCAAGGTATCTTGCAAGCTTTGCACCGTTCCCCGACCGCCGGTATGGTGGGCGATAAAAGCGGCGGGATCGACGCCTCCGACCGCTTGGAGGCGAGCCGGGAAAGCGGTTTTATTTGGGTTTTGATAGGTGGAGGTATCGGAGGAGACGTCCGCGATAGCCCGGCTCGTCGCGACGCCTCCCGAAGAAGACGTCGGCGGCGGGGGTCCTCCGCTTTCTCGCGACGAGGCAACGTTTCTCGTCCCGCTTACTCCGCCGATCTTCGAAATCGTCCGTTCGGGGTGTCTTCCGATCGTCGAAAACCGTTGACCTAAAAGCCCGCTTTCGAGGTCGCTCTGGGAGGCAACGGAATCGCGGACGAAGGCCGCGACCGAGGAGTCGATATCGAAAGCGTTTCCGCCGGGGACCTGGCCGTGGGCGTACTGGAAAACGCCGAACGAACCTCCGGGATCGCTTAGATTTTGCGAGCGCGGATCGAAGCCCGATTCCGCCTCCGCGACGGCGGTCCCGAACCGGGCCCACTCCTCGGCGGAGCCGGTCGTAATTCCGAATTTAGCGCCGTCGTTCGGGATGACGTTTACGAGGCCCGAGCTAGAGTAAGCGGTTAGGAGCTTCTGGTAGATGGAGCTTTTACTAGCGCTTTCGCTTCCGCCGCCTCTTCCGCCGTTCGCGGCGGCGGCGGTCGTCGAAAGGCCGCCGTGGAGTCCGGCGTTTCCGCCGAGCGGCCTCGTCCCGCCGGGGGTACTAATCGTTTGTTTCCCGCCTCGGGTATCGAACTGGTATTTTCCGAGGGTTCCGGAAGCGGCGGCCTCCTGGGATTCGGTCGTCGGTTTAACCGTCGTCCCTTTATTTTCCTCCTTCTTCTTACTCCCGAATAACCAGTCGATTAAGGAGTTTAGCCCCATTAGGACGGCGGAAATCGCCGCCCCGACCCATCCGAACCCCATTAGTAACCCTCCGACGACATCGAAGACCCCTTGGATAGCGGTTTTAATATTAAAGCCTTCCTCGCCGATCCGGGATCCCGCCGTCGTAAGACCGGCGACCGTCCCGATAATCCCGCCGAGAATCGGGACGAATTTTAACCCCCATTCTCCTCCAAATTTTAGTAATCCCGTCGCTCCTCCGGCGAGTCCGGTTATCTTACTCTTTAGGGTATTTCCGAGTCCGGTCGCGACCCGTCCGACCTTCGATCCTTTTACGGTTCCGGCGAGCTTCGAGAAGAAGCCGGTCGCTTTCCCCGCCGCGACCGCTTCCTCTTCCGCTTTTACCGCCGAGGCCGCTCCTTTTACCCCTCCCCCGACCGGGCCTCCGCCGACGCCTCCGGCGAGTTCGGAGAGTTCGTTGGCGGTGGTCTGCCGCTTAGTCGCGGCGGCGGCTTCTTCCGAGGAAAGCGCGAGACGTTTATTAGCGGCGATCTGCTCGTCGAGCCCTTGGATAACCCGGGAGGTCGCGGTCCCTAACTTCGCGAACTTAAAAATAACGTCGCTAAATCCTCGTACGAAGACCGCGAAGGTCTTCGCTGCATTGATCGGGAGAGCGAAAAGGAGGGTCGTCGCGATCGTCGTTAAGGTCGACCCGACGACCGGATTCGCGGCGATATCGCCGATCATTTTAAAGAAGTCGGTTATCGGCGAGAGGAGGCCCCGGTTATTAAGGAATTTTCCGAAATTATCGAAAAAACCGGTAACGTCTTCGAGCGCTTTCGTCCCGACGGAGAGGAAGAAGCGTTCGAGGCCGTGGAACATGGCGACGAGCCGGGCGATCGGGTTCGAGAGGAGCCGGTTAATCGCGTCCTGGAGATGCTCCTTCGCGGTCGCTTCCTCCTCGTCGGTACGGATCTGCTCCTTACGGGCCGCGAGATCCGCCGGAGTCCACCGGCCCTCGATCTTAAGTTCTGCCGCCGACCCGAGCCCCATCTTCGACCCCATCGAAGCCGCCGTTGCCGCCCCCATCCCCCGCGACATCATCTGTTTCATGAAGTTGTACCGGGCGGTAAGGGCCGCTCCGGCCTGGAGCCCGACGTCGGTCCCCCGGGTCATCTCCGCGAACGAGACCCCGCTAAACCGGGCGATCATAGCCGCGCTTTTCATCCCTTCCCCGCTCGTAAAATCCTTCATTTCGTCGAGCGTCTTAAGTAGCTCGTCGGCGTTAAGGCCCGCCTTCTTAAAGGCGTCCCCGACCGCGAGGACGGAGGTAATCGTCTTGCTCTGGAGGTCTTTCGGGAAATCGGTTATAAGGGGTTTCGCGGCGGTAACGAGGTTCGCGACCTCGTCGGCGGTAAGCTCCGTCTGCTGCGAGAAGAAGGTAAAGACGTTCCCGAGGGTTTTAAATTCTTCGGTCGTCCCGCCGAGAATCTTAAACTGCTGCGCTAAGGCGGTCGCCGATTCGGCGGAAAGATCGGTCGCGGAGGAGAGCTGGATAATGGACTTCTGGAGGTCTTTATCTGCGTAGTAGCTCGTCCCGGCTTTCCTTAACGCCGTCATGGCCTTCGCTGCGTCGGCGATCGAGGCGAGTCCCCGGGCCGAGGCGGCGACGGAGACGAGGTTATCGATAAAGCCGAGCGAGCTTTTAAAATCGAGGGCGATCGATTTAAAGGTCTTCTGGTACTCGTAACTAAGGGCGAGGGCCTGGCCGACGGTCGCCGCGAAAGCCGCGACGGTTATCGCCCCCATCTTCTCGACCTTTAGAAGCTCTTTTTCCGAGGCGAGGTAGGTCTTCTGGAGGGAGAGACGGTCGCGCTTTTCTTTAAGCTCCTCGTCGATTAGGCCCCCTTGGAAGCGCATCTGCCGCGTTACTTCCTCGTTAATCCGGGCTTCCTCTTCGGCGAGCCGGACCGTCTCGGTTTTTTGTTTCCCGGAGAGTTCGAAGAAGTGGAGGAGTTCCTTAGAATGAGAAGCGAGGGTCGAGGTCGCTTTTAGGCCGTGCGCCTGGAGGGAGGAGAAGCCCGAACCGAGCGTCGAATAGGTCTTCGTAAAGGCCTTATTAAGACTATCGCTCGTCCGGTAGAAGTCGATCATCGCCCGGCCCGCGAAGAGATCGCCTCGGCGGGCCGCTCGCTCGAAAATCTTATCGGTCTCTTGGACCGCCTTCGTAAGGCGGGTTAGGCCGGTATGGGCCCCTTCCATGGCTTTCCCCATATCCACTAACGCTTTTACCGTCTTCTCATTATCTTCGCGCTGGACGGCGCGTTGGTTGATTACGTGCTGGGCCGCGTTGTAGCCTTGGGGATTACCGGGGACGTTGGTATTAGTAGCCGCCACGACGTAGAATTACGCGGCGGCCCGGGGACCTCTAATCTTTGATTCTGGCGTGTACCGAAACGGCGATAACGAGCCATACCGCGACGATAAGGAGGTAAGGAAGGGTTTCGGGGAGTTCCCCGTAGGCGAGGAGCCCTCCGAGAATCCCTAACCCCGCCCAGATTCCGAGGATTAGCGACTTAGCTCCCATTATTCCCGATCGTTCCGACCTCTATTTTCCAGTCCGGCGGGAAGACCGGGCGGGGAAGCGGTTTCGCGAGACCGGGTAAGTAACCGGTATACTTCGTCTTAATCCGGGTCCGGCCCGTATTAAATTCGGGATGGAGGACCCGGGCGAGCTTTCCGGTTTCGCAGAAGCAGTTCTGAATGTCGATCGGCTGGAGGGGCCGGGTTCCGAAAAGGCGGGGCGGCGGTTCGCCGACGTAGAAAAGGGAGGCGGCGGTCGCGTTCCGGAAGACGAGATCGATTATCTCTTCCGGCTTCCGTTTACCCGGGGCGGCGAACGATTTTTCGATCCCTTCCCGAGCGCCCGGCCCGGCGACGACGAAGCTCGACTCGGGGTAGTGGAGATGGGGACTATAGTTAAAATCGATCGTAAACTGGTAGGCCATGAAATCTCCCAGCATCCGGATCTTCCGGAGGATCGCGTAAGCTCCGGCGAGCGATCCGGCGGCCAGCATCTCTCCCGGGACGTCGTTTTTTATCATCGCCTCGATCATGTCCAGGTGCATCGAATGCTTTAAAAGGATCCCGGGCTTCGCGTAGGTCGCCGGACAGGGCATCATATAGGCGTTCGAATAGAGTTTCGCCCCTTCCTTTTTCGCCTTCGTTAGGATCGAATCGTAACGCGAAAAATCGTAGTTCTTTAAACTCGGTTCTTCCCCGAGGGCCTCGGTTAGGAGGTCCCAGGTCTCGATCTTATTAAAAAACTTAAAGAGGAGGATCCGGAAAAAGGCGTTCCGGAGATCGTTCGAGGCGGAGGCGTTCGCGACTTCTATACAAGCCTGACTAACCCTATCGGTCGCCCGGAAGACGTTCGTAAACTTATACTGGAGGAAAGGGGCGAACCCGGTCCAGGGCTCCTCCCCGGCGAGCCGCCGGAGGTAAAGGTCGTAGCGTTCCTTTACGAACCGCCAGTAGGTCCTGAAAACCGGGGTCGGCTCTAGGTCGCGGAGTTCATCGGGGAGCGGATTCATCGTTAAGTCGTTTTTCGATTCGTTTAAGAATTCGGTAGTTTGAGAAAGTACAAAAGACATTGGCTAAATAAAGTCCGATGAGGATTAGGAGGACGACGCCGAAGCCGCCGATAAACGCGAAATCGTCGGCTCCTAGACGGGAATCGATCCGGTCGTTAAACGCGTAGCCGCCGACGAGAAGAGTTAGCATTCGCTTTCTTAATGAATACTGATCTGGTATTTGGGTTTCGTCCCTAAAGGAACCGGCTTTCCGTCTTCGCCGCGTTGGGGGAAATTTAGGACGACCGATTTCCCGTCCTTCGATTCCGAGAACGTGTAAGCCATATTTTTAAGGAATTTTTTAACCTTAACCATATCGAGCCCGGTAACTTCGACGCTTCGCTCTTCCGTCTTCGCCATTTGCACGGCTTCGAGAATTTCTTCGGCGACCGTTTTCGGTCCCGGCGGGAGGGGTTTATTCTTCTGCATTTTTACTCCTTCGAGTATTCTTTATTTGAACGGCGCGAGTCGCCCAACGGCAATTGTCTTTACAATAATTTCCGTCGGGATCCTTCCGATCAATCGTAAGAGACGGATCCGGTTTCGGACCCATATCGCGATAGAAAGCGATGAAAGAAGCTATCCAAGTCGGGTCGATCGTAATACCGCGCCCTCCGTAATCCTTAAAATCAAAGTTATTCGGATTCAAACAGCGAGTTTTCATCCCATACCAAGAACGGTATTCCGATGTATGGGACATTCCGTGCGTTCGACCGCTAACGCGCTTTTTTCGACAACCGCAGGATAAAACGTGTCCGGACGCTAATCGGGGGAGGCGATGTTGGACTTCTTTCCCGCAAATACAACGACAAGTTAGTTTTTTGTCGTCTTCTTGTTGTATGACGGTTAGGTCGCCAAAAACTCGGCCCCGGTAGTTCGACGAATAACCGGTTTTACTATTCGTCGTCGGGGTCATTGTAGAAAAGTACTGGGTTAACGGTTTCGATATAGGGTGGACGGTGACGTGCGGGGTGGTCGTCTGGGAGTGCGGAGGCGATCCGGCGACCGAGTAGGAGGTCGACCCGTCCGGCGGGGCTTAAAATCGATCCTAGCGGGTCTTTCGCCGAAAGGCGGTAACCGGCGTAGAGGGCCTGAGCCGAAAGGCTCGAAAAAGCGACGTCCATTACCATCTTCAGCGCGTCCCGGTCCACCCGGGGCCAGGCGAACGGGGCGCTAACCGGGAACGGGCCGGGCGGGTTCCCCCGGAGATAGGCGACGTAGAGGAAGGGGCCGGTCGCTTTTAAGAAGGTAAATTTCCGGGCGGCGAGTTCTTCCTCCGCCCGGTTCCGGGCCGAGCTTAAGGATAGCTTAAGTTCCGAGATCGCCGCGTATTCGAATTTCCACATTTCCCTTTACGGGTAAAGTTTCGGGGGCGTGGGCGGCCCGCGCCGGGCCCGCTCGACCCTTAGAACGAGATCGGTCTCCGGAGGCGGTAACTCCCCGAGCAGTAGCGTCATTACCGCGCAGAAGGTCTTCATCGCGTCGACGTTTAGATTATCCCCGATCGAGGGGATCCCGGTCGAGTCGAAGCGTAGCTCGGTAACCGGGTTTCCGTTAAGGGATAGTAGAAAGACTTGATTTGGGAGTTGCATCGGCGGCTTCGTCGGCGGGGTTCTCGGTTTCGGGTACCGGCGAAGCGGCGAGAAACGATTCGACGGCGGGGACGATCCAGTCCTCCATTACCCGGATTAGCGGGGTATAGATAACGTTCGTCCCGAAGAAGCGGAGGATATCGAGGCCTTCGTTGGAGCTGTACTCCTCGCCGTAGGCGACGACGGGGATCTGCCTCGCGACGATCTGCTGCGCACACGTCGCGCAGGGAGCCCGGGTAAGGGCGATTATCCCGGCCTCGCCCCGGCGGACGTTTACGAGGGCGTTCGTCTCGGCGTGAATAATATGAGTACTGCGCTTAACCGGGTCCTTATAGAAATCGATCGGCGGCTTAAAGCCGGGGAGAAAGCCGTTATAGCCGAGGGAGAGAACCCGGTTATTATCCTTCGCGAGGATACAGGCCCCTACTTTCCGGCTCGCTTCCGTCCCGTCCGGGCCGACCGAGCGGGCTTCGGAGCGTTGGGACGCCATCCACGCCAGTCCCATAGCGTACGAGATCCAATCGATTCGCGAGGAGGTACTCATTTTTAAGATCTTAGTATCGGGGCT